ACCTTGAGAACCTTCATTTCCAGTACCTTGGATACCCTGCCGGCCGTACGATCCTTGAATACCTTGGACACCCTGTTCGCCCGCATTACCCTGCACACCCTGAATACCTTGAATACCTTGAATACCTTGGATTCCTTGAATACCCTGTGGGCCAACAATGTTTCCTACATTTATCCATTCTCCACCGTCGTCAGGAGTAAAAGTCCACAAGTCATTTGTTAATTCATCTATAACAGCATCACCTGGAACAGCATCTGCAAACGCAGTTTCTAATATTACTTGTGGATCAAATGTTGGAGCCTGATTTACGTCTGCCACGGTCCCAAGTATTCTAAACGGGTTACCGGTATTACCTTGGATACCTTGACGACCTTGGATACCTTGCATACCTTGTGTACCTTGAATCGCAGTACCCTGTATACCTTGAATACCTTGAAAACCTTGAAATCCACGATTTCCAATAATGCCTTGAAAACCTTGCGATCCTTGTATTGCAGTACCTTGTAAACCTTGCTCGCCCTGTATACCTTGGATACCTTGACGGCCTTGGATACCTTGCACACCTTGAGTACCTTGGATACCTTGCCGGCCTTGATTGGCAGTGCCTTGGATACCCTGCGGACCAACTATGTCTCCGGTGTTTATCCATTCATTACCGTCCCACAACCAAAATTCGTTTAGCTGGCGATCAATAATACCGTCTGAAAGATCCGGGCCCGCTATAGAAGGTCTTTCAGTTGGAGGTTGCCCATCGAGTGTCGGCCCGAATGCTTCTCTTATTATTTCTTCAGGAGTGCGCGCCGGGAAGTTAACATTAACGTCTTCGATAGATCCTATTATTCTAAATGGATCACCAGTTTTGCCTTGAATGCCCTGAATACCTTGAAGGCCTTGGCTGCCTTGCAATCCTTGGTGTCCGCCTCCACCTTGAATACCTTGAGTACCTTGGATACCCTGCATGCCTTGTACACCTTGTACGCCTTGCTCGCCTTGAATACCCTGAATACCTTGTTCGCCCTGAATACCTTGGATGCCATCGAAACCTTGGATACCTTGACGACCTTGCATACCTTGTATAGGAGATCCTTGAAGTCCTTGAACACCCTGCTCGCCCTGTATACCTTGTACACCTTGGATACCTTGAATACCTTGTACGCCTTGAATACCCTGAGTACCTTGGGATCCTTGTGTACCCAAATTACCTTGAATACCTTGAGGAGCCTGGGTACCTTGCATACCTTGCACGCCTTGTACGCCTTGAACACCTTGCATACCTTGGAAACCCTGTACCCCTCTTACAGGACCAACATTTATCCAAACATTATTGCCAGTATATGCCCACAAATCGTTTGACGCTTCGTCAATAACAGTTTCACCAACACCAGCTGACGGGAATTGTGCATTTAATAATGTGTTTGGATTGTTAGGTGGATTTACGTTAACATCGCCTACTGCTCCAATAATATTTAAAGCAGGGCCGAACGCACCTTGGAGTCCTTGAGAACCTTGAAGTCCTTGCTCTCCCATAATGCCTTGGACGCCTTGAGTACCTTGTACACCTTGACTTCCTTGAAGTCCTTGAATACCTTGAATACCTTGTTGTCCAACCGTCCCTTGAAAGCCTACGCCAGTTGTACCTTGGAATCCAAAGTCGCCTTGAACACCCTGTACACCCTGTTCGCCTTGAATACCCTGCGGTCCTTGAAAACCTTGGTTACCTTGTGCGCCTTGAGTACCTTGAATACCTTGGAATCCTAAGTTGCCTTGAATACCTTGTAAACCTTGATTTCCGTACCCGGCAGTACCTTGAATGCCTTGCTCACCATTAGTGCCTTGTAAACCTTGCTCACCTAAACCGCCTGTACCTTGTACACCTTGGTTTCCTTGAAGTCCTTGGATACCTTGAATACCTTGAATACCTTGCATCCCCTGGACACCTTGGTTTCCTTGAAGTCCTTGGATACCCTGAATACCTTGAATACCTTGGTTTCCTTGAAGTCCTTGGATTCCTTGAAAGCCTTGGATACCCTGAATACCACGTCGCCCTTGAAGACCTTGTAGACCAAATTCACCGATAGTACCTTGCAGACCTTGAACGCCTTGCCAACCTTGAATACCTTGGACGCCTTGCTCGCCTTGAATACCCTGTTCGCCAGTAATACCTTGTAAACCTTGGAAGCCAGTTTCGCCTCGCCCATCCTGGCCCTGAATGCCAAAACTACCTTGCGTTCCTTGTTCGCCTTGAAGACCAGCTCCAATTGCGCCTTGCGTTCCTTGTTCGCCAGTAGTACCTTGAGTACCTTGTTCGCCAGTAGTACCTTGAGTACCTTGTATTGCAACAGAACCGCTTCCTGATCTAACCCAAACGTTGGTTGCCGCGTTATAAGTAAACGTAACAGACCCAACAACATATGTGTCGCCATCTGATGGTGATGTTGGAAAAGCCATTAGAAATTTTCTCCTGGTTTAGTTGGCCAAACAATTGTTTCGGGGAAACCTGCTTGGATTGTAACATCTCTGAGTGCTTGACGATAAATTGCCCAAGCTTGGCAGTATGTATTGCTTTTCCACGCTGCATAGCTTCCACCGCCCCAAAGTATTGAAGTGCATTTTGCCCAATTTGCATCAGATGCTAACAAGAGGGCATCACGTTCTGTTCTAACTTCTTCGGCTAACCCTTCCTCAACATAACCAGGCCAATCAGCCAAGTTGGCATCATCTGCTACTACAATGCGGCGCCCGTCTTTTTCAAATATTTTAGTCATTTGTTAATCCTCTAATTATCGTACACGATGTAGATAGCACCATTCCAACCAGCTGGAGATGCCACAACAATGGCCGCTGCGGACTCGCTACTTGCCGTAGCTAAACCCACTCCACCACTGGTCTGGCCTCCACCCTGTTCAATAAACCTCGAGGTTCCAATCAAGTAGTTTGTGGCATTATCCTCATAAACCGATGCCATACCTGAGTATGAAGGATCAAGTGTAATACCGGATGTGTTTGTTACTGTACCATCTGTACCATTTGCAGGTGTAGGATATCCGTTAGATATTGCTGTTACCACACCTGACCCGCCTGCTGTACCTGGCGTGATGTCGATAGCGCCAGAACCTAATGTCCAACTTGAAGTAGTACCTTCTGTACCACTATCCGTTCTAGCACTACCATTAGGTACACCCAACAAGTGGGCTGCACCACCAGCACCTAATGTTACAGATGTACCTTGGAGTGTCGATACGTCCGAAACGTAGAACACTGCTTCGCCTGCAGCACCAGATCTGGAGGCTACTGCGTAAAAGTTTCCGTTATTCGAAGTATAAAGACCTGCACCACCACCAGAACCTGTTGCACCGTGGAACCTTACCCACGCACCACCTGTTGTTTTATCTAGAGCAATTGTACCTGATGCTGTAATCTCTTGAACAGTAGCAATGGCTACATCATTATTACCACCAGTTCCAATTACTTCAACCCAAGAGGTGCCATTCCATAATACTAAAGAACCTACACCACCAGCTGACGTATCAAACCAACCGTCTCCAGTATTTTTTACGAGAGGTTCAGTCTCTGATATTGTTGTTTTATTACTAGGAGAAATGTCAAGCCATACACCACCAGCTTCAACCGACCATGCAAAGGTTCTTTGAGTGATACCTGTATCCAACCACATTTGGCCATCGCTTGGCTCTAAAGGAGCGGTATTAGCGATAATTAAACTAGATCCACCAGAAAGTTGAGCGAAGTTATCGTCTAACTCATCAAAAGTAAGTGCAAAACCTTTATCGCGGCGTAATATTATAGCCATTATGTGGTTTCTCCTTCGTCACTATAATACAGCCCGACGTATGCAGCAAAGAGACCCATTGTTTCAGGACCGTAAGGTTGGTAACCTGGGTTTGGTACTACGTAATCGTCGTTAACATACGAAAAGGCTATTTTATCTTCTTCATTAATATCGTCAAACACAAATTGATACGTAAGTTCAATCAAACGCTGTTTTTCAATAGGGTCTGTTTCTGCCGCGATTTGAGCAAGAAAACTTCTATAATTTGGTTTCGTACTCATAATTTATCCACCTGCAAATACCTTACCAGAACCACCTTTCGCGGCATTTGCAGGCCAAGATCCATGACCGCCCGTAGTGTCCAGCTTTCTATGCACACCAATTCCTTGCGCAAAAACCTTTGTAGATGCGCCTACGGCAGGATCTCCGCAGGCGGTTTTATCACCCTTGACAATAGCCCTACGTGTCTCAACGAAAACTTTTTCTTGTTTCGTTGAGTTATATGGAGTTTGGTGGAATGGGTTTGGAGTAGGAGACGCGTGACCATAATGACGGTCTATTCTATCTCTTACAATTCCTTTGCTCATAATGTTAGTGCCTCTTTTACTTATATTTATAAAGAGGCACTAATCAGTATTTAAGCAGCTTCTAATATTTTTTCTTTTGCAATTATATATTCTTTTACAAGCCCAGAGCGAACAATATCGTCTACTCCAAAATTTATAACGTTAAAGGATGTAATTTGTTTAAGAACTTTTAAAAAGTCGTATAGTCCTGAATTATCAGCTTTATTTTTAGAAGCAGCTAAGTCGTCTTGCGCTGTATCTCCGCAAAAAATAATTTTTGACGATTCGCCAACTCGCGTAATAATAGTATCAAGCTCGTGGTAATTCATAGATTGGCATTCATCTACAATTATAACCGAGTTATCAAACGTAAGACCCCTGATATTCGAAGAAGTTGTAAATTTAATCATCCCTTTCATTTTAAGTATTTGATAAGCGTCCTTTCTTCCAAACAAATCGTTGACTATGTCAACATAAGGAGCTTCAAATATTGCTTCCTTTTGTTCTAATGTACCTGGGACAAATCCCTGTTCGCGCGTTTGAACTGCAGATCTAACTATGACGATTTTTTCATACTCTCCTTTCTCTAGTACATCTTTGAGTGCCAAGTATGTAGCACACATTGTTTTTCCTGTACCTGCTGTTCCGATGGCTGCGAGATTATATCCTTGTTTATAAGATCTAAATAAATCGTTTTGTTTTGGAGTTAATGGGCTGATCTTTCGCATTGAAAACTTTTGATTTAAAATACCGACCATATGATCCATTTCTCTTTCTTGTCTACGCTTTTCTCTCTTAGATAATCTACGCTGCTGTGTTGCCATGAAACCTCCTTACGAATGAGGAAAATTTTTCGTTTCCTATCGTATGTTTATTGTGTTATCTTTATGAACTTTTGCTTTTTGTAATACATCACGAAAATTATCATCGGGTCTACGGACACCAATGCGTACCGAGTCAACGATTCCCGGAAATCTCTTAAATATTTGTTTTACGGTGGGGTTTTCTATTAAATATGTCTCGCGTTCGGACATACTCATAATCTTATCAAATTGTTCATTCGTTTCTTTGTCTTCAAAACTATAATGAGGCATTAAGTCTCCTTTAAAAAAATAAAAAGGCGATCCATACAGAATCGCCTTAGCATAATATAACTAATCTGTATTACCTTTATTTATACAATCATTTCGTAAATTTCCTTCCAATTTGCAACTTTTTGTGCCAAACCGACATAATCTTTATTGTGTTCATGTTCGATGAGTATCGAGTTTAGACCAAGTTTAATTCCAAGGTCCGCGTTCTCTGGCTTATCTTCAACCCAGAAGCAGCCAGTGTCACGGTAAGGCTCAAGGGCTTCATCCTTATCTCCACCGCATTCAAGGCAGATAACTTCCTCAAAAACCTTTTTGCCAAAAATAGCTTCAAGATTTTTTGTACGAAGTTTACCTGCATACTTATCAGTAGACAGAGATGTAATGCAATGGAATACATAGCCGTGATCTTCGTGAAGTTTGCGTACGTATTTAACAGCATCTCGGAATGGAGTTAGCCATCCAATTGCGGCCGATGTATTAAAGTATTCGCACATTTGCTTTGCTTCTGAATAAGGCATATTAAATACTTTACCCATATCATATTCTTCATATGAAAGCGGAGTATGACCTCGTGCTTCCATCCATTTATAAAAGGAATATTGCCAATCGAGCAATACACCATCACAATCTACGAGGATTAGTTTTTCATTTAGTTTCATATTATAGTCTTTCTTAACTTATGCCGCGAAACGTGCTACGATACCACGTTCGTCGGTCTTATACATTTTTCCACGAGACTCATATACGAATGAATATTTTTGAGCGCGTGTTTTATACGATACAAGTTTTTCACCTGCTTTATTTTCCATTTTTAAACCAAGACGTTCGGCCTCCATTTGAAGAATTCGATCAGTCATAGTAACCGCACCTTTTACTTTTGCTTGGATTTTAATGTTAACTTCAGCGTCTGAATAACTCATGTTTCCTACTAAGATTTCCAAATTAGTTTCGACGCCATATGCATCAAGCAATGCTTGCATTTCGTTACGAAGATTGCGAAGAGTTGGTTTGTCGAATTTTGTTACTTTAGTCATGATGTAGTCCTTTTCATTTGATATATACAATCTATCTGATTCGCGAGCAAATGTCAATAGTTATTATGCAGTTACCTCATTTAAATTCATTTCAACTTCTTCCCAGCGGCGGTGCCAGTAAGAAGTATGCGTGTCTGTATAAAGCCATGCCTCCCCATCAAAGAAGTAAAGATAATCAGCACCTGCGTGGTTATCGCCACACTGCAAGAATACCTTTGGAGAATCATATTCAACAGCAAGTTCGTTATGTACTGCTTCAACTACACTTTCATATAAGTTAGACTTGAGACTTGAAAGGTAACCTGAGTTGGCGACAGCTTTTGCTTTTTCTGAGGTGTTGTAGCTTTCAACCAAAAGACGGCCGTTATAAGCAAGGTAACCATCGTAATGGCAGTACGTTGCAGTAACTGAGCCGTCTTCGTTGTAGTAGCCGATCATTGATGAAGTACCCATAGTATTGATTCCTTTTGTTTTACCTTATAGAATCAATATACGCTATTTGTACTCAAATGTCAATAGTTAATATGAAAAAGAATTATGGTTTTTCGTTTTCGTCGAAAATAGAAGATCTTTCCTTTGCTTTTTTACGGCGCTGGTTTTGGATATTCATTTTTTGCTTTTTACGATCATAATTTTCATCATCATCGTCCCATTCATCATAATCTTCTCTAAATTTTTTGAACGATTTAGCCATTTTCTTTCTCTTTTACTATTGCTGTAATTAGGCCCGGGAATGCTTCTATCACAACTGCCTTTGGCAATCCCTTAATTGGTTTTTGGGCAATCATTTTACATAACAAATCTGCGTCTTTATCGTCAACGTCTTGTAACAAACTGATAAAAAGGTTTTCTCTTTTTACTTGGTTTAGGTTATCATAGCCTCCACCCTTTATAAAAATACGCAAACGCCTTGCTTCTTTAAACAACATTCCTTCAACGTCAAAATACCCGTTCTTTTTCCAAGGGGGTGGAACACTAGGAATTAAAAATTCAACACTTTTATCGTACGTGTTTTTAAGAATTGTTCGTAGAGGAACGGTGTCATTTTTTTGAAGCCATGCTATTTTTTCCTCTTTTGAGTCAAGTTTGCACGCCTTGTTAATAATTTCAGATAATGATAATAACATTAAAAATCCTGTATGTCAGTAATTAAGTTTTTTAGTTTCTTTTGTACGAAATAGTTAAATAGTTTAGATCTTCCAAATTCTTTTTCAATAGCATATTCAGAAAGAATTATATCTTGATAATTTTGCGGAACTTTAGAAAGATCAATCATAAGAGTATTACGATCAAACCTAGCCTTTGTTTGAGAATCCATTGATTCTGGATTTTCAGTAAAGTTTGCAATTCTTTTTGCTGTCATTGGCTTTTGGCGATCGCCAATTACTATACAGTTATCAGCCGATAGAATATTTGGAACTCCGTCGCCAACATCTCCTTTTAATACATGTTCTCGTAAATATTTATCAGGATCGGAATTTTGAATCCATTTCTTACGAACAGGATCGTATTGTTTTACGTTTGCATATTTGTGCAATTGTTTAAAATCATGGTCGCCAGATAAAATAAGAAATTGCTCAGCTCCAATGTTTAGCTCGGTTCCATATTTGTGTAGTACTGTTCCAATTACGTCATCTGCTTCGCAATGGTCAATGTGAATTACTTTATATGGAAAGTATTCCTTTAGCTCAGAGCGAATGTTGTTTATGATACCAAACAGGTGGTTCCAATCTAATTCAGACTCATCACGGGTTTTTTTACGCGCTGCCTTGTAGTATGGAAAGCTTTCACGCCTCCATGATTTTTGGCCGTCAGCGCAAATTACAATTTCACCAAATTCTTCGTGAAACTTTTTTCGATTTGATCGAATAGAATTAAGGAACATGTGACGTAAAAGGTTTTCATCAACGTCAATGTTGTGGTGGTTTCCAATGCTAGCAAATAAAGATGCCAACATTACTTGATTAAAGTCAATTAAAATAGCCATATTATATTGTTTCTTTCATATCTGTATTGTACAGATCTATATTAATCTAAAAGATCGTTAATGTCAATAGATTCTTCATCCATATCTTCCTCAATAACGAAATCTTTTGCAAAATCTTGAAGTGTATGATGAATTTTATTAGTATGCAGATGTAGTGATTTGATTGCTTCTAATAAAAGTATAATCGAAGGAAAATACTCTTCTATATTGTCGTCAAATTTACACCCAGATCTTACCATTTCAAGAAGAACTAAATTCCACAATTGTTCAGCAACGTCGGTTGAAAAGCTAATTCTATAATCAGCTAGTTTTTCAGCCAATTCTTCAGCTGATTGTGGTGGTGTATCCAATTTGATTTTTGGAAAGGAAATGAGCTCGCCCAATTATAAATGCCTCAATAAGTTATTCCAAGAGTTAGTAAAATTATTTATACTATTTTTAGGAAGCACAAATCGCTCGGACGAAGTCATAGTATTAAATAAATTCGGCTCAACTTTTTGAGCTTCTAATAAATTTTTGGTCACGGAAAAAGCCATGTTTGCATTATCATTTGCAATTTCAGTATATTCGTACATCACAGTTGCATCAACAGCAGTTTCTTGAAGAGCGCCGTAGCTAGGATGAATTACTAAAACACCAGAGCGTATAGCTTCAATCATAGCAATGCACGATGTTTCTTGCCAAATAGAAGGGAATAAAAATATATGACTTTTACTCAATGCCATAAGAATATCGTTGTTATTAACAGAGCCATGATATGTCATATGACTGTGATTTTTAATCTTATCAAAAAGTTCTTTAAACGGTTTATCTCTTTGCTTCCAACCGTATATTGAAAAAGATGAATATACGTCTAAATGAATATTATCGTATTGTTTTGATAATGCATCTACAATTGGATACACGAGTTCAAGACCCCTATGTGGAGTTGTATGATATATTAAACGAATTTGATCTGTTTGTTTCATAACCGGCGAATATTCTAATTCAATAGCATTTTGAATAACTGTGCATTTAGAATAAGGAATTCCGTAAATTAAAATATATTGATCTCTTTGCCAATATGAAACAAATACAAAATGATCGAATTTTTCCCAACCATTGTTTTTAAGAATTTTGTTTTCAGGATCCAAGGCAAGATCGTGGCACCAAAGAATATTCTTTACATCATCATGAAATTCGCGAGGTCTTGATAAATGAATAGCGTATTTTTCAAGTAAAGTTTTATCTATATTTTTTACGAGGCGACTGCGCATCATTTCAGTTCCGCCTTGTGAATTTTTCGACAAATCTGTTTCTATTACTTTTCCTTTATAAACGCAGCTCATTAACTTATCCAAAAATCTACATTAAACTCTTTAATTGAATCCCAGCGAAATGACCGCCAGCCGCCAATATCGCTATCCCAGACCGCAAGCACATCTTGATTCGGTTTTTTCTTTTGAATATGTTCTTCTACGTCAATCTGCTCTGGGAGAAAGGACTCGTGGAGGGTGCAGTTCATTACACGTTCATCGCCATTTACTTTTGTAAAAACAATTTTACATGAGCCTTTTTTCAAAGACTCGATAATTTCATTTTTATCGTACATAATATAATTTCCTCAAATTTAAATTTTTATAAGATTTAATTCTTGTAATATTTTATAACTTATTTTTGTCGTGTCGACTAACGGGTCTAGTCGCAAATAAGCTATAAATTTATCCATAAAAATAAGCTCTTTATTTCCGTATGCCGCAATTTCTAAAGATTCAAAAAAAGTTTCTAAATCATATGGATTTTCGCAAAATATTTTAGACTTTGCAGCTTTCTTTTGCTCCTGGTGCGCTCTCATGACATTCCTTTGTGTAAATATCTTTTAATACATTGTGAAAGGCTCCGAGTTCGCCGTTATTATGAATTCTATACGTTTTGACATTAAATTTGTGAGGCAAAACATATTTTTTTTGAATTGGTGTTGCGTATGAATTTACATATTCACGGTAAAGATTTCCGTCGAAATACCTTCTTGAATCTGAGGAATAATCACAGCCGTCTCTAGTAAGTTGTACCAAAACAAAATTATCGGAACCAATTCTATTTATAACTGGAATGAGTTCATCAATAAAGCCACCGTCTGAAATACAATAGTTTTTTGATATATCAATTTCATTTGCAACCTGTTTTCCAAAAAAATCTAAACCGAGCTTTGGCTTAATAATTTTTTCTGATACATATATCATAGCCTCACGACAAGACATATGGCCTAAATTAATATGTGGGACTTCCTTCACAGCGCGGTTATCATAACGATCCATGAACCATTCGTAATTACATTTAAAATAGTTGCACGTTTCTTTGTATAGTTGGTACTTAAAAGAAAGATGTTTAAATCCTTTCTGTTTAAAGTAACTGGCAGCTTCATCTTTTCCTGACCTGGGAGGGCCATTAAATAATATAATCAAGCTGAAATCTTTCTGTTTGCAACCGTGTCAGAAATAATATCCTCAATCGTTTCAGAAAAGGCGCTATCCCATTCGCTAGCAATAATACCAGAAAGAATAAACTCACGATCATCGTCATTAAGATAAGGCATAGCCATTTGAATACTTTCAAGGCCAGATTTCCATATAGCATAATCGTCAGGATTAACAGGAATATCCAATGAACGAATAATTCCGCTAATAACACTTTTTCTTTTAATAATCATTTGCTTTTCTCCGGCATGTTTGATTCTATATTTCTAATATAACACAACTAAATATAAATGTCAACCATTAGTATGACTCATAAGCCATTTTAATCCTTTAACATGGCTTCTGTGGATTTTTGCTTGACAAATACCGTTATAATATGAATCGTCTAATAACGCGTGACGAGTGATTTGTTCATAAAGCTCAAGATATCCCATTTCTCCTTTCTTATCACAAAGATGAATTATTTCTCGGTAAAAGGTATTTGCACCTTTTTCTTCAACCATAAGCTTAACTTCTTCTGATGAGCCGTAATATTTCATCCAATCAGATTCAACAATTTTAGTCCGTTTTCGGGTTTTACCCTTAAGCGGTTGAAGTTTTCTTTTGGATTTAAAGATTTTTTTTCCGATATATTTTTTATCGTTTGAAGTGTCAGTAATTATATATACGAAACCAATATAATCCCCAATCATTTCCGAAGTAAATTCTTTACCTTGATAATACCACATGATGTAACTCCTTTTACAGAGTTATTTATTAAGCATGCTTATATTAATTTATCAGTCAATACATATTTCATCTTCTTTAACATAATGAATAAAAGCCTTCAATGTTAGGTTGTCATCTTGTAATTGAAACTTTATTTCTTTTATGTTATTTTTTGTATAAGATCGGCCGTCATCATCAATAACTTCAAAGCGTGTAATCTTATTACCAAACATAATATATTCATCATCTATGATCATATCGGAAGTAAGCTTCATTTAATTTCTCCGCATTTCTGCAATATCTTTTGCATCTTCTTTTTTATCGGCAAAGATAGGTACCATGTTTGACTTATGCATTGTAGCAATACCAAGTAGACGTCGTTCACCACTGTATATACTACGCTCTTTAGCGCGGCCATGCCCAGCAATTTTATCTGAAGTCATTCTTGGTCCTGTACTGTAGTCTGGAATTGTATTTGTATTCCGTGCTTTTGTTTTACCAACTCCAATTGACTTAAGCCATTTTTCATGTTCAACAGCAGCTAACCGGTCTTTAGGTGTTAGTTTCTTTTTAGATTTGCCGTGTACTTGTACACCATGTATCATATGCATACTCATGTTAAGATGCCTCTACTGCGTCGCGCTGAGCTTGGATAATCATTTCCATTTCAATACGATTTGCTTTTTGTTCGTAATCTTCAGCAATTGCAATAATTTCCCAAAGAACGTCTTTACGGTTTTTTCCAAAATTATCAGCACGTCTTGCCAAGCCGCGAAGACGTTTTGCAAATTCAATATAATCAATCATAATTTATACCTCTACGATCATAGTTTTAAGTTCTTCTTCATCGAAACCGTGGCCTTGGCCAAAGAGTTCAACAAGTAATTCTCGAATCTTATTATAGTTATCAGATGAGAATTCATAAAGAGGGTTACCGCCTGCTGGGCCATTTTCCATTAAAAGTTTAGCTGCACAATCCAAATTAGATGCAAATTCTACAACTTCTGAATGGTCAGCTTCGTGAGAAATGTCGAGTTCAACTGTATATGGCATATTTTGATTCCTTTTGTTTATAGAATCAATCTATACTATTATTAAGTAAATGTCAATAGCCAAATGACAATTTAAAAAAGTTCTTGCCCAAAATTGCTACCTAACGTATTTTCGATTTCAGAAGCAAATTCATTATATCCACCTATATGTTTATTATTCCAAAATATTTGTGGTACAGTTTTAGCATTAGGAACCAATTTAAACATTTCGTTTCTATTTTCTGATGTGCCTATATTTTTATATTCGTACTTAAGAGAATAATTTTCAGCTAAAGATTTTGCTTCTTTGCACCAATGGCAATTATCTTTTCCATATATAGTCACTACTATGTCAGACATCTGTTTCTCTCCAATTTTTTATCCAATCCATTTTTTGGCTAACCGGCCAGTTTTTCAGGTAATCATTTTCACGGTCAAACAATTGTAAAATTTCTTCTTCAGTTTTAATATCGGCATCAATAAAACTGTCTCCTAGCCATTCTTGAGAAAATTCTTTAATTTCATTACACAAAACAGAGTCTTTTGCCCAGTCAAAAGCCAATTCGTCTGTAAGAGTAATATCAGTGTTCATTTTTTGCAATTCATCTTTATGAATAACAAATCGAGATTTGTGAGTTGAAATTGTAGTTATAACAACGTATTCTTTTTTCATCATTCGTGTCCTGTCCAATGTTTACGGTTGTGAGCTGTGTTTGTAAGTGTTTCAAATCGATCTGCAACCTGTGTAGCGATTTCGCTGTTTTCAGCTGCAAGTCGGAGCCAAGCTAACATTTCAGTGTCCTTTTTAATGATTTCTTCTGTATCATAAATATTATTGCCAGGTATCATCTTTAATAAATCCGCTTGTGTTAGCGGGTTTCTACCTTGGGGTAATGTAGCCATTTTACCTCTCCACTAATGGAACAGCTGTTTGCGAGTCATGATAATCTCCGCTTTGGTAATAATCACGAACAGCTTCCTCTTTAAATATTCTACCATCATCTCGCATACGATAGGTTATAATTTCCCTACGAATAACACCAGTTGTATCGGCATTAAATGCAAATTTAAACGGTCCGTCTGTCATAATTTCCACTCCATTTCTTCTTTTATAGCTATTTGAACAAATTGATAATAATCTCTGTTTTCATCATCCATATGAGCAAAGTATATGCCTGCATTATACATCAGTTCATGTATTTTAGTATCAGGCTCGAGATGAGCTCTAGGATGTGATTCCATAAGAGCTTGTATTTCGTTCATAATGCCATTTAGTTTTTCTTGTATCTTACTCACATTGTTAATCCCACAAATTTTCCATCTTTTACAACAAAGTATTTCACTGGCACACTCAAGTCACCAACACGTTTAAAGTATGCACGACCACCATCAACAGCACAAGCACCGACATAGCGGAAGTCGTGTCGGTGTTGGCTGTATTCCCAACCTTCGGGACCTTCAAGCATACCAAATTCAGCTTCTTCAATCTTGTCTGCGTTAGTGATCATAATCATTCCATCCGCACTAAAATGTTGATTACGATACAAACCAAAGTAACGATTACCAAACTCAGGATGAGGGGTCTCACGATAGAAAATATCGATTGCTTGAGTTCCTCCGCCAATAGCTGAAGTGCAAACATACGTTACAGGAACCCCATCCTTTTCAGAATAAAGTTCACATACTCGCTTTGTGTCAAGGATCGGACGGTGATGGATATTCATTTTTGTTCTCCTTATCTAAGAACAATTTTAACACATTTTTTAAAATTTGTCAACTAAAAATACATCATAAGATTTGTTAATTTTTAACTAACGTTACCTTTTCAGACGCGCGGGTAATTGCAGTATACAGCCAACGTTGCCAATCGTCACGAAAGCACCAAGACTCATCGTATATTAATACGTTATCCCATTGGGATCCTTGTGATTTATGACATGTAATTGCGTAGCCAAAATCAAATTGTTGACTTCCTTTTAACAACTTCCAGTTTGGAGCTGATACTTCTCCACTAAACTGACTTTTGTGAACTTTTACTAATACCGGCATACCTTCATCATCATCTTCTGGATACAAACTCATATGCAAAAAATTACTTTTTTGTCTTGTATCGATTACTCTATCAACGCTAAATATTCCGCCGTTAAATATTCCTAAGTCTTTGTCATTACTAAGGCATATGAGCTTTTCTTTTTGAATTGGATATTCGCCGTTTATTTTTAAAAGCTTGCGCATTTTTATATTCATATTATCACGAGTTGCGTTTCGACCTACCAAAATTTGACTAGAATTTAGTGCGTCGGTTGATGCGATCTTAGAGACGATCCTAGACTCACCGTAAGATCCATGATTTGGATACCGCCCTTCTCGAATTTCGGAAGCAAGATAGACAATAGGATTATCTTTAGCCTGACGATGTATTTCAGTTAGCATGATGTCTGGCTTTGCGTCAGTAAAGTATCCAGCGCCTGAAACTGGCGGAAGCTGGGCCGGATCTCCGAGAACTAGAATAGGTATGCCAAACGATAAAAGATCTTCTGCTAAATCTTTATCTACCATAGAACATTCGTCAATAATAAGAAGAGACGCGTCTTTAAGAGAACTGTCTTTATTCATTTTCCAAGTAATTTCGCCGGTCTTTTTGTTTTGCTTTGCGATATAAATTAGGCTGTGGATGGTTCTTGCGCCAACACAACCTCGCTTTTTCATTACAAGTGCAGCCTTACCAGTAAAAGCAGCAAAGAGAACTAACCCATCAATGTTTTGAGCAAAGTGTGTGGCAAGAGTGGTCTTACCGGTACCGGCATATCCAAAGATGCGAAATACCTGTTTATTTTTTGATTCTGTATAGAACCATTTGTCTACAGCCTTAAGAGCCAGTTTTTGTTGTGATGACCACATATTCACCTCTTGTAATAATCATTATATATTTTTTTTATTTGAGGAATGTCTGGATGTTTTCGGATCCATTGCCCAGTGTCTGGATTAAAATTATTACGAAAGAAACGATCTAATCTCGAGTTTCCAGTTTTTTGTTTTGGGTTTACGAGTAAAGACTCTTTATCGTATTCAGCATCTGATAAAATAGATTCATTTTCATACTCATATGCATATGCCGCGACTGCAAGTTTAATTCTCCTGCGGACCTCAACCTCAATTTTTGAGCCCCACTTTACAGAATCGGTGTCGTCTTTTTTTATAAAATTTTCTAACATAAATTTATTATATTATACATTGTGTTGTTTGTAAATAGATAAATAACAGAATATCACTATATTTTACTGCCAGAATTGTTAAACCATTCGTAACATGAAAAATTTTCCAAATTGTAATCGTTATACATCACATAAAACATTTCATTATTTAAAAAATCAGCAATAGAATTTACACATTCCACTTCGGTTTTGTGTACGTATTGATTAGATAAAACTAAACAGTTATTAATGTCTACAATATGATCAGAAAGACATACGAGAATCATTGCAGTATACATAAAAAGGTTTCCTTTTATTATATGAAAATACTATTTCTATTTATTTTAGTTTTTCTAGTCTCTTGCTCTAGCGTAGAAACCATTAAAAAAGAAACTAAAATCAGCAGCCTAATTGCTAACGCGGATAAGTACGTTGGCATGCATGAAAATAATCACCGCAGTTCATTAAAATCACTTCTAGGAATAGATCCAACACGCACTGAATGGTGTGCAGCATTCGTCAATGTTATTCTTGATTCCGTTGACATCCCGGGATCTAGCGAATTTCACGATCATCCTTTAATGGCACGAAGCTTTCTTGATTGGGGAAATGAAGTAGAATCTCCGCAGCGAGGCGATATAATAATATTTCCTCGAGGCGGTTCTGTTTGGCAAGGGCATGTAGGTTTTTATATAAATTCTTTTACAAGTCAAGGAATAGAATATTATACCATTTTAGGAGGCAACCAAAATGATAAGGTAAGTTATTCATATTATAAAGCAAAAACTGCTATTTCTATACGAAGATGGTCAAAATGATTCAAGGATAAAATTTTTCGTAAATTGCCGTAACAATGATTAAGAATACGAAAAAAACTAAACATCCAACAAAAGCTCCCATTATGCTGTTACCTTTGGATTGTGAGAAAAAGCAACGAAACCCATTGGAGCAATAACCGCTACTGTACCATCTTCAGCGACAATAACATCACCAACTGAAAGTGAAGACATACGACCTAAACGCTCAATGTTTTCATCAGGACCGATGTTACCAACCTCGAAACAATCGTTGTAGTCTTCAGCTTCGATGTTAGCAACATGAGTGTAATAACCAGCATCAAATGCATCAGAAGCTAGACCACCAATTTTGTTACCAGAGAAATCAATGTTCATTTTATTTTTAGCTTCAAAGGATGGTACAATTTCACCAGCATTTACAGCATCAGAGATTGCTTTAGTCATTTGAATTTGGTATACTGCGAATTTCATAAGATCGATTCCTTTTTATTTACCTTATATAAACAATATAACTGATTCTAAAAGGAATGTCAACTAAAAAATGAAATTAAATTCATTAACAATCATTTTTTTATTTTTAACCAACCAATACGTTCACCGGCTGCAATACGACGTTCTGCTTCTGCTTGAGATCCAGGATAACGCCATGCCCATGTTATAATGATCGCAAACGTAATAAACAAATATAGTGTTGCCATTACGTTACCTGTGCCAAAATACATAAACCCCAATGATGAGGCCATAACAGCTACCATAAGATATTTTGCTTTTTGTGGATATACACGATACTTAGACCAATTTTTAACGAACGGCCCGAAGCGTGGGTGGTTCATAATCCAGTTATGGAGACGGTCGGAGGACTTGGCAAAACAAAATGTCGCTCCAAGGATTGGGGTGCTCCATGGCAATCCTGGAAGAAATATACCAATGTAAGCTACTCCTACTAAAATAACTCCTAACATAAACCAAAAAGCCTTTTTAATTTTTATCATATTATTATCCTTTTTGCGATTAAAAAACGCATGTTCTAATTGATTCATTTAATTATTTCTTTACTAAATCATACTTAAAGTTTTGAGTGGTACTGTTAATAGCAAATTGCTTTGCGCCATTACGAATATGAAAATGTGTTGCCATTGGCGTCAAAGGAGACAATGTTACTAACGTAGTGATGTTGTCACTAGCTTTCATCATTTCTCCAATTTTACCGATAATTTCTTTACCAGCACCACGTTTACGGCTCCACACAGTGTAAGCAACCGCAGTATCGCTATTATTCTGCAAGTGTGCATTTTGACTCATTAGGTCTAATTCTTTTACACTTGAGGGTACGTCATTTGTATATGCAATACAAATGACGCCTTCGATTTCATCTTTATATTTTAGTCCGTATATTTTTCTACCGTAGCTTGTACGCCATTTTACATCAAGCTCTGGGCGTACTGGATCTTCACTAACATCAATATTGTCAAGTTCAACTAGCTCGGTAACTTTTACCCAGCCAAAGAAGTTATCAATTTTACTTCGAAACTTTTGTACTTTATTCATGTTCACCGCCGCGAGCACGACCATTATAAGCGCCAAATACATTTTTATAAGCATTAAATGCGCTAGGCTTGCGCTTTGCAGTTTCAAATACCGCAACAGTTAATACAATACCTGCAATTAGTGCAGTATGCACAATAGCATTAATACCAGCCCAGGCCCATGTACCGCTTGCGATAGTAAATATAATTACCCACATCCATGCTAGCACTTGCATAACCATATGTCGTACTGGCAGTGATGGAATATTGCTCAATGGATTCTTTTCGTAATCCATTACTAGGTTCCAGTTATCTAAAATAAAGTCTCTCATCGAGTATCCTCCAAATCAAAGCATGGGATAAGAACAGATTGTTTACAATTATTTGGATACGCGATTGCTAACCAAATAATAGGAATCACCACCATCATAATGGTAATCAATACAAATGATAAAAATAATCCATTAAAATTATTCATAGCTTTTCTCCTGTTTCACGAAAGAAGTTTTCACTCCAAAATGCTTTGTCATCGATGTCAATCATATATTTCATTTTTTCCATTCATCCATATCAGTCAATATTTCTTTACCTTCCCGATCTTGCGCAATCAATAATGCCATACTTTGTATGTCGTCTAACAACATTTTTGCAAAATCTTTATCATATTCTTTTTCACTTAATTCGCTATATTGATTGCGAATGCGATGTAATTGAATTGCTTTATCTTTCATTATATCAAGACGCTGTATAAGAGATTCAATAGTATGTAACATTTTAAATATAACTCCTATTTTTTTAATTATTTTCTAGCCGTAGCCTAAATTGGCAATAATAGTCCCAACCGTATTCATACATAGCATATGCTATAACAAAGCCAACCCAAGGAATAGTAAACGCTGTAGTTAGCATTATATATGCTGCCCAAAATGCTACTATATAATCATACCATCGTATCACAGCTTGTTTCCCATTTGATAAAAAATGTGATCTCCATGTCTACCAAGCCTATTATATTTTTTTGCCCAATATGGTTTTACACGCGTTGTATGATAGTGCGTGGCATTAATTCCAATTAATGAAATAGATTTATTTACAAGGCCGCTTGCTATGGCTTCAGCTAGTTTCCATGATTTTGCATCATAAGGTTTATCTGATCGTCCATCGCAAAACCACGAAAATTGACATTTATGACGCTTTGGATTTCCTTTACTATCAAGCCGCGCTTGATAAACAACATCACAAATGTTATTTGGAAAATGCTTACTGCCAGTTCTATTCAAAGTCACTTCTCCAACCAATTGCATTGCTTCAGATCCTTCTCCACGCGCCTCGTGATACATGTTCATTGCTAGCGCGTGGATTTGATTTTCTTTATTGCAATTTGCAGCGGATGACGTAGCTGATGCAAATATAATTAATAAACCAGTTAGTATTTTTTTCATTGTTCAAACCTTTTTTTCACCGTTAATAATTTATATACTGATTCTATTACAATGTCAATAGTTTATTTTAATTTATGCTTCGCATGCTGCGCAATCATCAGACATAACGCGTTTACGAGTTAGTGATTGCGCCGCGGACATAGAATACGCATAATACAAGCTTTTTACGCCCATTTCAGCCGCATATAGATATAACGAATTAATATCTTTAACTGTCATGTCTGGATCAAGCATCAAGTTTAAGCTTTGTGATTGGTCAATGAATTGCTGACGAATAGCTGCCTGGTCAACAATAGTATTAGGACTAATCTCAGAGAATGTTTTAAATACTGCGCGTTCGTCTTCAGTCAAGAACTCAAGATGCTGTACTGAGCCATCGCGGGTTTTAATAGAGTCCCATACATCAACTGTATCTTGATCTTTAGATACAAGCAATTCCTTAAGATATGGATTGCGAATAGTAACTTTCATTTTCGCCAAATCTTTAACGTAAGCGTTAGAGAATTCTGGCTCAATGGATTGTGATACTTGCCCAAGGATAAAGCTCGATGATTTTGTAGGAGCAATAGCCATTGTTGTGGTATTACGCATTCCATAACCTTCTAGCAATTCTGGCTCACCTAATGTCTTAGCCATTTCACGCGAAGCTTGATATGATTTTTCTTGCATTGTTTTAGCAATTTCAAGATTTAGTTGCGCAGCTTCTTTTGACTCAAAGGAAATCATTTTAGATTGTAAATGCGAATGCCAGCCCAAAATACCAGCACCAAGGGCTCTGTGTTTCACAGCAAAATCACGAGCACGTTTCATATAGATTTGGCCGGCGGTTTTACGAACAAACTCTTCACATACTGTATCAAGAAACATTGTTAATACTTCAATAGCATCTGTTTCTTTGATTTCATCCCAATGTAAAACATTAAGAGATGATAGCACACAAGTAAACGTTTCTTCGTGTGAGGATGGCAATGCAATCTCGGCACACATATTGGAAGCATATACTCGCATATCCTTATCTTTATAAACTTGAGGGCGACCGTTGTTTACGTTATCCGAGAATAGGATATAAGGATAACCAATTTCAGAACGACGCTGTAGCACCTTAGCCCACAAACGACGTTTCTCAGGATCGCCTGCTTTCATTTCATCAATGAATTTATTACTAACAGTGATACCAGTTGTAAGCCCTTGGATAGGATTACCTTCTGTGCCAATGTCTAGAAACTCGTCAGCATCAGGATGCTCAATGTCTTGGTATGCCGCAAAGAAACCGCGGCGAACTGAACCTTGCGATACAACTGATGCCAAAGTATCATACATCTGCATAAAGTGCACTGAACCTGAAGACTCGCCTGAATCACGAATTGGAGCACCACGATGACGAACAGCGCCAAAGTAACCTGACGTACCACCACCGTTTTTCATTAACATACCATTTTCAGCATGACCAAATAGTATTGCTTCCATGCTATCATCGATGTAAGAACCAAAGCATGATACTGGTAGTCCACGCTCTTTACCGTAGTTAGCCCAAATAGGAGATGCTAAGGAATAAAATCCACGGCTCATATAATCGTAAAACTTATCTGCAAAACCATCATATGTAGTTTTACCTGCTTTTGTTTTTGCCATATCCTTAAGGTACCATTCAGCTTTATCAGCAATGACACGAATACGGTCCTGTGGCTTTTCTTTTTCTTCTAAATAACCACGCGACAAAAATGTCTTTGCGTCATCATTTAGCCAATAGAATTTTTTGTATTTTCTCATTACATATTTCCTTAAAATAAATCATCTTCAGTGAAAGCTTTTGTTTTCTTTGAATACGCGGTTGAACGCTTAACAAAAAAGTCGACGTTTTTAGTGCTTAAAATTTCTTCTACAAACCAGTCAGTGCTGCGGACCGCTTCTTCATCTACTTCATACAAAGGCTTCATATCAATTGCTTTGAGTGATTGATTAAAACGGTGCTTTAAAAATTCTTTCACTGTTGCTTTAGGTAAAAAGTCTAGATCGTGGTCGCCATAAATCCAATCAACAATTGCTGATTCTGCTTTGAATGCGTCACGGCAAAGACGATTGACTTCTGCGTTACTATCTTTATCAAACCAATCTGGGTTTTCTTCACGAATAATATTCACAAGTTCAAACCCAAAACGAGCGTGAATATCTTCTTCTTTGGATGTAGCTTCAACGGCGTTTGAAATACCTTTGAGTACATTTTTGTGTTTATTGAAAGCCATCATAATAAGGAATTGGCTAAATAACGAAACGTTTTCCACGAACATCGAAAATAAAATAATTTTATGGAAATAGTCTTTATCATCTGCTGGCGATCCAATTGATTGCTCAAGGTAAGCGATACGCTTTTTCATAGCAGGCACTTCTACGACTTTTTCAAACTCTTCGTTAAGACCCATGATTTCAATTAAGTTCGAATATGCATCGGCGTGGCGTACTTCTGATTCACCAAATGTAATACCGACAGCAGCTACTTCAGGTTTAGGAAAACGATCGCCAATCTTAGACCAAAATGTTTTAACAGCAACTTCGATTTGTGAAATAGCTAACATAGCTTTCTTTACGATTTCAACTTCAGATGGATCCATTTTGACTTTCATATCTTGAATATCTGAAGAATAATTAAATTCTGTATGTACCCAATATGAATGACGAATTGCATCTGTGTATTCAACTAGCTGTGGATACTCGTATGGTTTTAATGCTGCACGTTTACGAAAAATATTCGGTTTGTTATTAAAACGGAAAAGAATATACTCACGAGCCAAATCGTGTAAACCCATATCCATAATTACGTTTTCTACTGCTTTATGGACTGAGTCAACATCTACTATAACATCTTTTGGATCATTGTTTAAAAGCGTTTCCACCTCATCAGTAACTTCGTTAGAAAGATTCTTACTCCTAATTCCAATAGATTTCATTGCCTTAGAAACTGCGGTTTCTATTTTGCTTGCGTCAAATCCTTCAGTAGTGCCGTCTCGCTTTAAAACATAATTTACTTTTTTGAAATATTCTGGAGTCAAAGAATTTTGTAACATACAAGTACCTTTTTTGTTGATTAAGTAAAGAAAACGTATTCCGCAATACGGTTTTTATTTTTATTTTTTATTTTTTGAATTTTTAGACAGGTAATGTCAACAACATGTTATATTTATTAGTATTACACGCAATATGCTTTAATTGTTTCACATATTTTTAATTTTTTACACCGCCATATTCATTTTAATTTCTGAATGGTGATTATAGTTAATTAGTTTAAATAAAGAAGAATCTTCCTTTTTAAAACCAACTGAAAGACGTTCAATTAAATCGAAAGACTCGTCTATTTCAAGAGTTGGAAGCGGATATGGTTCTCTTTCTAATATTTCCACCAAACTATATGAATGGTCGTTATAGATATGAGCATCGCCAATCGTATGTACATATGTACCAACATCAAGCTTACATTCTCTTGCAATAATATGAGTAAGTAGTGCATATGATGCAATATTAAATGGAACCCCGAGACCTACGTCTGCAGACCTTTGATACATTTGACAATGTAGTTTTCCATTGCGTACTACGAATTGTGCCATAACGTGACAAGGAGGTAAAGCCATTGTATTCAATACCATAGGGTTCCAGGCCGACATAATAATGCGTCGAGAATCAGGCGTTTGTTTAATTTGTTTAATTACACTTAGTACTTGGTCTACACCTCTTGGATCATCCTGATAATAAGAAAACTTTCTCCACTGGGATCCATATACTGGACCAAGATCCTTGATGTATTCGTCATTATAATGCCCAAGCTCCACGCCTTGCTTATCAGCATTTGCTGTCCAAATGGTTTTCTTTTTAACCAAATCTTCACGGTCTTTACCAAATGTAAGTTCGGCTAAACGACGTTCATCAGTACCACCTTCAAGAAACCACAGCAGTTCCCCAACAACTGCTTTCCACGCAAGCTTTTTTATGGTGACTGCAGGAAAGCCTTCACCGAGATCAAACTTCATTTGATAACCAAAGATAGAGCGTGTTCCTACACCAGTTCTATCACTTACGTTTTCGCCATTTGCGATAATATCATTAATTAGTTTTTTATATTGATGCATTATATCTTTTTCCATTTGTCTACATATACTTCACCTTCACGCTCACTACTATATAATTCGTACGTTAATTCAATTAACGTTTTAGGCAAAAATATTTCACAATCATATACACCATTGATGCGGCTCAACCAAAATTCATCAATAATAGGTAAGTTATTTTCTATTAAATGGCAACCGCCAATCATCCACACATTATTTTCTTTACTAAGAATGCTCATTCTCGAATTAAAAATATCAGAACGAATTACTTCAATACCTTCCTGGTGTTTCATAGTATTAGAAACTACAATATTTTTTCTGTTTGGCAACGGTTTGAATGGTAAACTATCCCACGTTTTTCGACCCATAATAACTGTCCCGTTTAGTGTCGTTTCTTTAAACCATTTTAAGTCAGCTTTGTTATTAGGCCAAGGAAGTTGACCACCTTTACCTATACCCCAATCATCATCACATGCTAATATTGCCCGTATCATGCTTTTCTCCATGCCATTAATTTTAAATTAGCTTCTAAGCTAGTATATGTATTATTACAAATGATTTCTTCAACGTTATTTGCACCAGCCAATACCATTTCGTTAATATCTTTTGCTGGAACATCAGACGGCCAAATACAAATTTTATTACCGTTACGAATTATTTTTTCCATTCGTTTGTGAATTTCTTTGTTTCTTGGCTCGGCATCGAATACAAACGTCGCATTAGTTATATTTTGTAGCGCGGCAGTACTACCTTCTGCACCGGCCATCGCTACTGCGTTTGAAAGAAACATGCTGTCAAGTGCTCCTTCAACTACAAAATATTTTTTATTAAAATCAACTTTATCAAGGCCAAAAATCTTTGGGCGATCGTCAAACATAATTGTAATATAGCGCATTCCCTTTGGGTCGAAACCTCTTGCTGAAACTCCAAAGACTTTACCTTTTTTATCCACGAATGGTATTACTAAACGAGGCTCATCTTTTCCAACATTTTCAAATTTATTTGGAATGACACTATTGATCCATGTTTTAAATTTTTGTGCGTAAAACATTCGATAATGATGCTCAGGTGGAATGCCACGCTTCATTATATATTTTTTTAAAGGATGGTTAACATCCAATTGACTTATCTTTTTAAGTTTTTTTAATGGATTTGTATTAAATACTGGTTTTTCAAATTTTGTTTTTTCTATTGCCGTTTTTTCTGGTTGTTTTTCACTTACTTTTTTTACAAACTTTTCAGATATGTAATCGTTATAAACTAGGTTATCAACGCTTTTTAGGAAATATGAAAAAGATTGGCTTGCTCCACAATTATGACAATAAAAATGAAACGTGTTATCTTTTTCTAACAACCATCCTCTAGCCTTTGTTCGTGATGTTTGCGAATCACCACACGCTGGGCATCTAAAATTTATTTTATATGGGTTTGTAGATCTAACTCGAAAGCGTTCGAGCCTGTTTGATAACAAAGTTGCATAATGAAGGTCTACGAAATCTACCATTTCGCCTCACAAGTTGATTTATATGGTTACTATTCAATATAACACCAATATTATAAAATGTCAACTAAAAAAAGACATTAACATATTATATTTTGTTAAAACGAAAACAAGTCCTGCTGACGCACCTAGGATCCACCATCTCCAATTTTCCAATGCTCGTACTCTTTCATCTTGTATTTCAAGGCGTTTTTTTACTGACGAGTTCATTGAGTTGAGCGTTTCTAAAACTTCTTTATGTCGACGCTCTCTTTGGATTTGTGCCTCTTCTTTCATTTCATTTAAAGATTTATTTAGATCTTTCCTAAACGCAAGTTCATCATCACCGTGTTTTACGAAATTGTTTTCTAGACTTACGAGTCTTCTTTCGGTATTTTCTAATATCGTATCTTGCACTGCCGCGATTTTATGAAGTTCAGACATGTCTTCGATTGCGCCATCAACTTTATTGAATACACGATCTATTTGTTTTATATCTTTTTTTATAACAGCAACATCTGTTTTTAGTGTATTTAATTCTTCATTGGCCATTTGTGTTTACTTCTTTGTTTTTAAATTAAAAAAGGAGGTATTACACCTCCCAATATTTAACATAATGAAGTTTATAAAATTTATTTATTCTTTAAAGCATCTTCATAGTAAACAATTATAGCTTTTTGTTCATTAATATATCGACGTAATTCACCAATACCAATAGCAAGATTTTCGTAACCTTTAGGTCCTACAGCAAACACGACGAAATTGCCAGTTGAACCTTTCAGCTCTTCCATTTTTACGTCAATGTTATCTTCGGTAATAACACTCCACTCAACTGGTGGAAACTCTACCTTAGGAGGTCTTGCTTGAATTGGAATATTTTGTTTTTGATATTCAGTCTGAACTACTACTGTCGGTTCCGGCGTTCTCCCCAGACACCCCGTCAGGAGCATCAGTGATATCACCAGGAGCGGTAGTGTCTTCAGCGATGTCACTGATAAGTCTGTCAACTGCACGCTGTACCCTTTCCTCTAAGTTTGTAGGATCCTGTAAGGCTTCCATAGTTAAATCAATACGCGCAAATTTATTTCGTAAAGTGTTTAAATATTCACGTGATGCTGCTAACTGTATTGTAAGATTTTGATTCAGCTCTTCGTTGCGTTCAGCATCTGCAACCATTTGATCTACTGTATTTTGTAGAGTTTCGGCTGCAGATGCTAATTTAACGTTATTTTCACGAAGTGTTCCAATGGTTTCTTCTGACCATTCATAGTAGCTTTTAGCAGCGTAACCTAAGCCACCGATAATGCTAGCTAATATGATTAAAAGATATAATTTTGCCATATGAACTTTTTAACTATTGCAGTAAGAAGCGTATAAACCTTCAAATGTTGCTTTATCACAACCATATTTTTCTTTCATTTTGGCATACATTTCTGTTTTGCCACATGAAGAAGCATGGAGATTTTTCATTTCAGACGCCATTTCGTCTTCGTCATCATCATTGTCATCGGCATCATCTTCATCTTCGTCGTCTTCATCATCATCAGATGCTTCCAACATTTCATCATTTTTTTCTGCCATCATTTTTTCTTGGATTGCTATAGCAATACGATTACGCATTTCTTCGTCCAATGCTTCTTTCATAGCGAGAGGATTTTTATTAACCGAGTGCTCTATAATATCTCTAATTGACATTTACTGTCTCCTTATTCGTTTGTGGTTTAACTTATTTATTATTTATCATCTAAACATTTTTGCTTGAGTCTTTGGACCAACTATACCGTCTGGAGTTAATCCGTTTGATCGCTGCCATTTTTTTACTACACCCAAAGTACCAAACCCAAAATCGCCGTCTGCAGTAACACCGAGAGCTTTTTGCATTTTAGCAACATCGTCGCCTTTCATGCCTTTGCGCAGTGTTCTTTTATTAGACGAGGAGCTGCTTGAAGTTTTCTTTGGCGTTGGAATACTTTCACCACCTAAAATACTTTTTGCCCTTGCATATCGTGATTTACGGTCGTCTAAACCAATTGTACCGCCGTTAATACGTTTTGTCATTCCTACAATATCGTCATTGTCTGCATATCTATCAATTTTGTTTGTGGCCCAAAACCAGCAAGCTGACTCAAGAGCACCCTTTTTCGTTGCTACGTATTCAGCCGCTTCTTCTGCTGACATTCCAACAGATTTGCCAAATGCAGTATAGTTGTTGCGCCCGGTTAACTGTTTAATTCCTCTACCGCGGAATCTCCAACCATCACCGTCTTCTGTATTACCCATTGCCCCGCGTTTAGAACGGAATTCATCTTGGTACACATAGTTAGCAATCTTTTCAGGTTTACGAGCATAATCAGCTGCGTTTCTTTTATCTTTTCCAAAATACCTACCAAATACACCATTCAAAGCTTTTTCGCTATAATTTAAATTTTCTTCGAGTGCAGTAAAGTCAGCTGATTCATGACCACATTGTGCCATAAAACCAGCAATACGTAATGGTGTTATTATATCATATTTTTTAAACATGTCAACAACATTTTCATACCAGGCTTCAGGTTCTTTATTTCTTGGTATCATTGCGCTAAATTGTTCAAGAGTAATCATGTATTCGCTCCTATAATATCCCTTAGTCTTTTTGGACCTTTGTTTTTCTTTTTATACTTTTTCATTTGAGCAGGAGTCAATCCTGGCTCTCCCTGTGGACCAACGCCTAAACCAGCAACAGCGCCAGATCCAACGCTATTTGTTGGTTCTTCTTTCATCGTCGGTTTTGTGTTTACATTTTTTGACATAGAACCGGATTTTACAACACCGGACTTTTTAATTTTATTGATAAGTTTTAAAGTACGCATATTAATTGCTGACTCAGTAACTTTTTTACCTTTGGAATCATATTTACCTAGTTCCATTACTTTTTCTTTCGCATACCATTGTGGACTAAATGTTTCATGCCATTCCCAATCACGAGAGCGAGGATCCCATTCCATTACTTTCCACTCACCCTTATGACGAATATTTTCATCATATTGTTTTTCTATCTTAAAGCGACGGCCAGTCGGAAAAGTAATTTCTTTTTCTCCATTGGGTCCAGCCTTTTTCCATTTAGGAGGTTGTAGTTTTCGTGCTTCATCCATAGCGTCAAGTTTTGCAGCAACGGCCATTTGCCGGCGTTTTGCTTTTGATTTACCTTTGAATTGAGGAGCATCTGAGTCATAAAAATCTTTAATCCATGTACCCATATCATCTGATTTTTTAAGTTTTTCATCTAAAAAACTATTGACATTTTCTGAAAGTGTGTTATAATGATTATATCTACTAAAAAACAAATCCAGTGACTGGTCAATATTCTCTTCAGAAATAGATTCATTAAGCATGCTATCATTAGTAAAATGTTTCCATTCTTTTATGAGAAACAGCGCTGCGGCATAGGAAGCAAAATTTGATGATCCGCCTGGTAGTTTAGCTAAAAGCTTTTTGATTTTTAATATCATCAAATCAAAAATACCAAATGAATCTTTTTCAGATTTTAAATTTCTTTGGTTTTTTCCTTTGAGTATATTTCCTTTTTTATCTATAACCCCTGCTTCGTAAGCAGGCCACTTTTCAAATGGCGTAGCTAATCTACGGATAAATTGATAAACTAAGAATAGATCTACTACCACTTTATATTTTCCTTAAAATTTCTTCTATAAATTCATTTGATCTAAAATGACGATTATGAATTTTTTCATCTTCATATTCAATAAATTCTGGCATAAAATTTAAGTATGCCACAAAAGGCTTCAAATACTCGTGGTATTCCTCTAACTTCATAAACAATATATTTGTTGTTTCAGTGCCAAAACAATTATATAAAATAATCAAATGATTTAGAATCAACCTTTCTTTAAGTTCTCCAGTTTGTTTAAATCTACTAAAAAGTTTTCTTAAGTATTGCAATCTTTTTAGATCTTCTTCAAACTCAGATATATCCGAGCAATGCGGATTTTCATAGTATTTTGCAGCATATAATAGAAAGGTTGATTCTGTCAATTTCATAATGTATATTTCTTTAATTAAGCTGGGTCAGCTACAACAGAGTCATCACCAGTACCAGCAACACCTAAATCACCAGCATCACCGGCTGAAACTTTCATTGGTATAAGTGCTTCGTTTTTATGGCGTGTAGCGCCGTTTTGATCTGTGTAAGTATAATAAATATTCCAACCTGGCGTTTTAATACCTTTTGCGCGGTTTCCTGCGACACCAGCTTCTCCTGTGTCAACAAATATCGCGTTATCACGATCATTTGATTTGTTTGTGTTAGCTGCAGCATCTTCCAACCATGTTGGTACTGAAGCTAATGCGTCTGTTTTTCCCCAAAGTGCCATTGTTTTTATTCTCCTTATTTGGGTTTAATTTATTTATTATAGTTCATAACTTTTTTACCAAGTGGTGTTAAGTTACCCTTTTTATCGTACATTTGATTAACAAGTTTTTTTTCTTCGGCGGATAACTCGTTAAGCTCAGGTTCGGCGTGATAACCTTTACCGTCACAATGATCACAGCCAGCACCATCACATTTAGGGCATTCAACCTTGACTTTTTCATTAAGTGTAAATTGCTTAAAACTTTTCATTTGTTTTAGACCTTTGTTCCTGATTACTGTTAATATTTATCAAATTTAAATTACCACTTTTCTTTATCTGCCCAATATGCCCCAGACATTTTACCTTTAGCGATATTTTTAGCATGGCGTGCTTTAAACGATTTTCTCTTAGCCTTCATTCTATCAGATTCACCTTTTTTTGGATCACCGGCAGTGGATGCGCCTTGCTCACCAAATCTAATAGTTTTAATTTTATTACCGTCTTTAGCAACGACAATATGACTTTTAGTAGGATGACTAGGAGTTCTTTTTGGTTTATTATAACCATCCACTCCAGCCTTCGCCAATCGAGGATCTTTTTCTTCTAAGAATTTTTTAAAATTTTTCATTTCATTAACTTCTTCATTGCTGCCAATGCCTTTTTACCGTCAGGATGGTTTGGATTAATACTGACTTCATCACCGTTCATAAAATCAGATATATTTGCCGATTTACCTAATGCTGTAATTGCTTTATGTAATGGATCTCTTTTATCATATTTAGTTTCAAAATTAGGTTTACCTCGTAATTCAACCCAACTTTTTTCTTTAGTGTCTCTCATTTTTAAAGTATCCTGGCCTTTACCACGAATCAGTTTAACCATGATACCTTCGGAAATATATTGTTTGAAACTATACATATTCTTTAATTTTTTTCTCAATAGCTGATATGATTTTATTATGTGTTTTACTTAAATATCTATCACTACGAAGACGTTTAATAGCAAGCGCAGTCTGTGCAGCATATTTCTTTTGAAAATCTGCAGGCCGTGTATCAATGTCTTGTACGTTTGCTAATCTATCTGCGAGTTTAATAACTAATGACCAACTTGACATTTTAGCCATCTTATTGGCAATATATTCACCTTTACCAATTGCATCAGATGCAGCTTTATCAGTTGTTAATTCCTGAACCATATCAGCTATAAGAGCACCAAACTGTTTAACCAAATCATCATATGTTGTATCAGTATCTTCAATAGTATCGTGTAGATAAGCCGCCTGTACTAACGCCGAAAGATTGTTTGATTTTTTAAACTTTTGTACGAACCGAGCAACTTCTTTTGGATGCTCAATATATTTACCACCGCTTTTACGTGTCTGTCCTGAATGGGCTTTAGTAGCAACCCGTAAAGCTTTAAGTGCGCTTTCATTAAGTGTTTCTGTTTCTTCTGATATGTATTGCTTAAATCTTTTCATCCGAACTCGTGTCCTGCAACACGTTTCATTTGTTTGTTGAATTCTTCCTGGGAAGGTTTTTCTTTATACAATTTAATGGAAATTTCAGGACGGTCTTTACCTTTAATTCTCCAATTCATACCTTTTTCTTTGTGCTCTGGTTTTGTAGTTTTGACTACTCTACGCTTATAACCAGCTTCCCAAGTTTCTGAGCCTTCTGTAACTGCAGTGCTGCATTTACCACAACACTGTTGAGTACCACAGTTTGAATGTTGCTCTTTTAAATTTGGAGTATTTTTTATATGTTGTTTAAATGATTTCATCGTGTTTTACGATATACAATTTACCGTCCCCTGTTCTTATTTTTGCGCGCCCTGTTTCTGAATCGGTTCCTACAAGGGTTCCTTCTAATTCATCTTTTTCGCCAGTCACATAAGTATGCATAAACTTTATTACATCACCACGGTATATATTTGCATTTAATGCTGCTTCTTCAATTTCTTGCCCTGGAGTATCTTCTTTATATTTTTTTGTTAAAGCATCAGTACCGTATTCTCTTTTCGATGGAGAATCTTTTTCGTCTTTTGCCTCAACTTTATATCCATATTTTTTAAGAAGTTGATTTCTTTTTAATAAACTTTCAGTGTCTTCATTTTGTGTAAGATCTGCATGCTCGTTATTATATTTTTTAAAATATTCTGTTTCTAGACGGCGCCCTGGAATTCCAATATTCGCAAGAGTTTCAATTTCTTCAATTACGTCTTTTAATTTTTCGCCATTTAAAATATGATTATGTATTTTTTCAAGAATTTTATTTAGCATAATTTGTTCATCAAGGTTTAAGAGTTGCTCTTGTCCTGTTGCCAAATCAAACTGTTCCTTTCTAACTTTGTCAGCTAAGTCTTTGTCTGCTTTTCCCCAGGTTCCTTTACCTTTGGTAGCAAACGAATTAACTCTGGCAAACCCCCATTGTGTTGGGTTTGTTCCTGGGCGATGACCTGTTCTCCAGGCAGCGACCCCCCTATCAAAAACTGTTTTTAATATACCATATGATATTCCGGTTTTTTCTGCTTTTTTCTTAAGTGCTGCTTTTGGATTTGATTCCATTAAAACATCAAATTCTTCAGACATAATAAAATCACTCATACCAGAAATAAGTTTTGATATATCTTCGCCAAAGTCCTCGTAGGTTTCACTTACAGTGTCTTCTTTTGGCTTGAATATTTTAAACCGCTTGTCAAATTTAACAGAGCCGTTTTTTTCTAAAGCCATATGCGGTCTTTTGCGAATTGGTATATCAGCGTGTATAGCTTCGCCAAACATATCTTTAAATTTTTTTGTATGAACAGACGGTTTTGTTTTAGCTTCTTTATCACCAGGTGCTGGTTTATATGCATCAGGATTATCATCGTCCATTTTACCGTACTTGGCAAAATGTCTAGCTCTATCATCTTTTTTATCTTTTTCAACACCTTTGTAATAACCCTTTGGCTGTGAACCAGGCATATCTTTTACATCAGGATCTTGAGGTTTTATTGATTTTGATTCTAAAAATAGTTCAAACATATTGTTTATATCATAAACATCTTCATTCTTTTTTGGATTTAAAACACCAGCAAGACGTTCTTTTTCGGCGGCTCTAACTTTAGGTAAAAGACGAGACGCAATACGATCTATTGTTTTGCCAGGAATTTTTTGCAATCTTCTATCTAAAGTAATTTTTTCTGCGGTAGACATTTGAGAATACTTTTTATTTTTAGATAATCTATCTTTCATAAAATTAAGAGCTGCTTTTCTAGATCTTTTTAATAACTTTTCTTTTGGGGCCATTTTTCTTTTGGATCTTTCACGAGCCATTTTTATTTTTGTTTTATACTTTCTCATTACCAAAGCTTTTTTACGTCTTTGTTGAATTGAAAGCGGTTCTCTTTCTGAAAGATTTTGCTCTTCAAGTTCTTCTGTAATATTCATACCTTTACGAACCATGTTCATTATAGACACTGCGGATATTTTTAACTTTTTAGGCAACCCCTGTTTAAAAGAAACAATATTTCCTTTTGCAGCTGACTGTCGCATCTTTGATGCTGACATTCCGGACACGCCGTCAGAATCAGGATCTCTTTCACCAGCAGAAACTATTTCGATATTTTCAAAAGTATAATCTAATTCATTATATTTTTTCAAAAGAACTTCAAATTCTTTAACTCTATCAGACCCAACAACAAGTACAAAATTATTATATTTTTTAGATAATTCTTTAGCTACTTCAATGATTGTTTTTGCTGGTGATTTTTTTACAATTCCGCCAAAAGCTTTTTGCCCAAGAGATATTTTTTGATTATAACTCATAGGGTTCTTTTTTGAATCTTGAGAATGTGACATATAAACTGCAGCATCAGCCTTGCGCTTTACAGCTTCTGTTATTACTTTGTTTATTAATTTTTCGTGTCCAACTGTAATAGGGTTAAACCTACCAAAAGTTATAACCACAGTTTTCTTCAAAGCCTCGGACATAGTTGGCTTTGTTTCAATATAATCACTAGGATTATGATCTTTTATTTTTTTAAGATCTTTTTTATTTTTTTTCTTCTCAACCATGAAATACCCCTAGGTCATATGAATTATATTTTATTTATAATATTGATGATATTAGATTTTTAAAGTAAAGTTATTCTTCGAAAAAAATGTTGTCATACAATATTCCTTTTCTACAGGATAATCATGCGGACATCCACGTTCTCTTTTCCTTTCTGGATCTGTAAACGTTGCGGTTTCTTTCCAATCAAACCCATAAACGGTAACACTTTTTGGATTGCACGTTGATATATAATCTAATGTAATTAAACCTGTTGTAGGATTTTTATGTTTACCTGATTTTAACTTCAAGTGTTTATATAAAGAATCTGGGTACACAAAATCTACTTTGCTAAGATTACTAGGAGTCCTGGCCTGATGACCCGCATGCATTTTTTTAACATGTTTTGGTATTTTTTCAAAGAATAACTTATATTCGGAAGTATTCCAAAACACCCAAATGTCACTTTTACTTCCATGACTCAGCGGAACATTCATTCTCGTGTATAACATAGCCGCCTTATTTAAGCGTACTACAACGTCGTGCGAATCAATTTCGTTTCCATATTTTTTACTGAACAGTCCCATAGAGTTTCCAACTACAGCAACAGTTTTTTCTTCAAACCATTCTTTCATTTTCTTAATTTAAAAACCTCTTTTTGTTTTTCAAAAAACCGCCTATTACAATAATCTTTTTCTAAGGCAAAATTATGTCTTTCATCAATCATTTTTTTATCATGAAACGATGGGGTTTCTTTCCAATCAAAACCGTAAACATTTACAGTCTTTGGGTTATATAAAGATATTAAATGTAATATTCTTAACCCAGTTGACGGGCGGTGGTGGCCTAAATCTTTTACTAACCACTCTTTATTTATTTCAGGATGATGTAAAATTTCAATAATATTATCACATTTTTTATTGGTTACTTTGTTCGGATTCATTGTTTTAAACCAGTTTAAAAACCAAACATTCGTTTTTGCACCATGTGAAATAATATCAGATGGTTTGAGTAGAAAAAACCCTCTTTTAATCCTACAAACTACATCTGCAGAATCTATTTCATTTCCGTATTTTTTATTAAACAAACTTCTTGCATTGCCAACAACAGAAACTGTTTTACCTTCAAATACTTCTTTCATAATATATCATAATCCGTATTGTTGACTGTAATCCATATATATTCTTTCGCGGTGCCATTCATCTGCCATAGACGTTGTTGCAAAGTCGTGAAAACACGGAGTACCTAAAGTGTAATGTAATAGTTTAGCATTTTTATTTGGACCAAATTCGTCTGGCAGCCAATTCCATTCAATAGGCAATTCACCAATTAAATTATCTTCTAACCATGTAAATCTGTGAACTTGTGCGCCAGTTGCATTTGAAACAAAATCTGTAGTAACAATTCTATTTTCAGGATGTTCACAGTTCCATAAAATTACACTTGACCAATTTTTTCGAGGGTAATCTTCGTTTTTTGATCCTAAATATTTTTTAGCTGTTTTAGTTTTATAGTCATGCTTTACTACCATGACTGCTTTTGATTCGTCTCGCATTTCCCAAAGCTTTGATATGTCATCACGTAATATCATATCCCCGTCAATAAAAATTGCCCAGCCTTTATATTCCATTAAATGTGGAATAAGAAATCGACTATATATAAAATGATTACTGCCATCAGAATGTTTTTCTTCGTAACCATTTAAGAGATTAAGTGATAAAGGATTTAAACTTATTGGGGATGTTGCATGACGAATAATAGAGTTAGCACAAACATGATACGCAGTTGCTTCTCTTTTATCGTATCCCATAAAAATTGGTATCATTATACAAGTTTCCTTCTACTGTGCATTATATCTAATGTCAAATTTTTTATTATTATTTCTTTTGGCTGATTCACAATCCATTCGATAATATTAGTTATGTAATCGGTTCCCATCCTAGGATATTCTTTTCTGTGCTCAGTCATAGGAGTATTCATTCTTCCTAGCTTCATATGAATTATTTTGCAATCAGTGTCAATAAGCTGCAGCTGCGAACATGCCTTTTCAAGAGAGGATTTATAAATGGCATATTCGTTAACTGTGTCTTTATTACCGTCAGCACTTACACTTCCAATATTAAGTATTGTGCACTCTCTATATTTATTTTTTTTAAACAATTCATATAAAAGATCTGTTTGAAAGTATTTACAATGCGCATTATTAATATATAAATCAAAATCATTTATTAAAAAAGAATTAACACCATCATTTAAATCATTACCAGTTGCTCGACTCAATCCTACGACTTCATGATTTTTTGAAAAGGTTTCATACAATGTTTTTCCAAGACCACTCGTATGGCCAGTGATTACTATTTTCATAATTTAAAAGTACCGCCAACATTTAAAATTTTATGTCTAGATATATCATCTTCAACCATTTCAGATATCATTTTTTCAAATGTATATTCCGGTTCCCAATTTAATGTATTCTTTGCTTTATTTGAATCAGCGTGTAAACTGTGTAATTCGTTTGGCCTTTGAAATTCTTCATCGGATTTGACATATTGTTCCCAATTTGATATTCCTACAGTTTCAAAAGCTATTTTACATAGATCACGCACACTGTGTTTAATACCAGTTGCAATAATAAAATCTTCAGGTTTGTCTTCTTGAAGCATAAGCCATTGGGCTTTTACATAATCTTTAGCATGGCCCCAGTCTCTTTCGGCATCAAGATTTCCTAATACAATTTTATCAGATTTACCTAATGATATTTTTGCTACGCCGTCTGTGATTTTTCTTGAAACAAATTCAATACCGCGTATCGAAGATTCATGATTAAAAAGTATACCAGTACACGCAAACGCGTCATAACTTTCACGGTAATTTTTTGTTATATGGTAACCATACAATTTTGCTATTCCATACGGGCTCGCAGGTTCAAACGGTGTATTTTCTGTTTGTCTTCCGTCTATGTTGCTGTTACCAAACATTTCACTTGTGCCAGCCTGATAAAATTTAGTGTTAGGTTTGATTCGTCGTATAGCTTCAAGACAATTAAGTGGTCCGATAGCATCAACATGAGTAGTTACATAAGGTAATCTCCATGAACCACCAACAAAGCTTTGAGCTGCAAGATTATAAAATTCATCAGGTTTTGCTATTTCCATTACATCCATGATACTACACAGGTCGGTGACATCCCCAATAACAGTTTTAAGACCTTTTTCAAATAAATTTAAATATTCGATGTTTGACCAATTTGGGCTTGTATATCTTTTTACTAATCCATATACATTATAACCTTTTCCTAAAAGAAGGTCGGCAAGATAGCATGCGTCTTGTCCTGGGAAACCAGTAATTAAAGCAGTTTTCATTTTATATTCCTTATTACATTTGCTGCCATTTGTATATTATCAGAAAGATCTACACAATCGTTACCAATAAAAAAACCATCAAAATGTAATTTATCAGTTCCAGTAAAATCTCCAACACTATCCCAATTTAATCGGTCTATTACAGGATTGCGCATAAAGTTTCCTGCTACGATAGGGCGTGTTTCAACACCGTTTTTCGTGAGCTCTTCAATTACCATTTTTCTTTTTCCGGCTAAATCACCTTCAAGAACTAGTCCAAAACCAAACCAACTGCTTTTTTCGTGTTCATCTTGTAATCTTATATTAGGAACATCTGCAAAAACCTTTTTTGCGATTTCAGCATTCTTTCTTCGATCTATCATCATCTGCGGCCATTTTTTTAATTGCTCTTGGCCAATAGCACCACTCATTTCGAGTGGTCTTACACAATACCCGGGTAATATAAACTTGAAACTGTCTTCAAATGGATCACCGGATTTTGCAAACAAAGGATCATCTGAAGTGCTATCTCTTATCCACCCGTGAGCTCGTAGGCTCTTTAAATATTCATAGGTGGTATCGTCATTAGTAAGAACCATTCCGCCTTCCATAGTTTGCATGTGGTGGCTAAAGAAAAAACTAAAGGTACCCATTTCTCCAACAGATCCGCAGTGCTTATTGTATTCTAATGCACCTAAGCTTTCGCAATTATCTTCTAATAAGGTAATGTTTCGCTTATCACATATCTCTTTAATTTTGTTGAGTTCTGCTGGATTACCTAAAAGGTTTACAACAAAAACAGCCGCCGTGTTTTCATCAATAGCTGCCTCTACTTTACTAGGATCTATGTTAAACGTATATGGGTCAACATCAACAAATCGAATAGTATAACCTAATTGGTGTATTGGAAAATAAGTTGTGCTCCAGCTTACGGCCGGTACAATAATATTCCCTTTATTTTTATATTTTGGATTTAATGCGAGAGCTGATATAGTAATAAGATTAGCACTACTTCCGCTATTTGTCATAACAGCATGCTTGCTTCCAAAAAATTCGGCAAATTGGTTTTCGTATTTCTTTACTTCTTCACCCATCGTGTACTTACCACTTGAGATTACTCGATGAATAGCGTTAACTTCTTCATCACCCCAGGTATCACTTGCTAATTTATATTTCATTGTTAATTTCCGATCCATTGTCTATTTCTATTAATAAAATTAAATGTTTTGACATTTCTAGCTTCTGCCAGTGTATATTGCCCATTAGCCAAACTACCGAATAATTGTTTTCTATCTTTTTCTTGTAAGTTTTCAATTTGGGAAATAGAATGAGATAATGGATATGCTGGACACATTTTATCGCATATAACTGGAATTCCTAGTCTTAATGCGTCTAGTGCTCCTGAACTATTAAACGCAATAACACAATATGCGTTTTTTAATTCTTCTTCAAAAGATGTATCATTTTTAACTTGATGTTTTGGTCTAACTGAGTCATATGATAATTTATCAAGAACCCAAGGAGAGGACTTTCTCCTTATAACAATAGGGCGATCTGTGTATTTTTTTAATGTTGTAATTACATTTTTTTCCCATTTTCCTTTATCAAAAACCTGTGACACAACATCACTGGGCGGTAGTATAACAATATTTTGCTTATTTTTAAAATTGTAGTTTTCAAAATTAACATTAAAGTTAGAATTATACCTGTCGTGATCTATTTCAGAAAGGATTGCATTTTGTACAAAGCCATTTTTTGTAATTCGCATCCAATATGGATTTTTATATCCTCGATTGAAATATGCATGGTCAATGTAATAAAAATCAATATTATGTTGCTTCGCCAATTGAAATAAATGTGCGTTTCCACGAAGCATGCCCGCAAATATAATTGCGTTTACTTCTTTTGGCAAAGGGCGTGGTCTAATACTAGGCGGTACCTGACTGTTACCTTTTGACTTCGCTAAAAAATGTTTTGTCCAAATTGTTTTTGCGCCAACCGAAGCCCCAAAATACTTTACGTAAATGTCCTGTTCTTTTTTGCCTGTCAGAAATGAATATATCATTTTACGTTATTCCAATACGAAGTTTTTCTTTGAACAACAAGATCTTTTTTATGACTAGTTCCTTTTTGTTTTCTTGGACCTTTCATATGATCCATAAATTCTCCAAGAGGCCCGTTGATGAAAGGATGGTTGTTTTTAATTTGCGGGCTTAGGTTATGCCAATGTATTTGATTAAAGTTTTGCATTGCCGCGTCATATGTATGACAATCAGTCCAAAACTCTAATTTAAAAATACTGTCATCTAAATAATATTGTTTCCATGCATTTAAAAAGTCTTTAGCAATGTCATGATTCATATTAAAGATGTGAAATCCGGTTTCAGTATACATCCAAGGGCGGGCAAGATATCCTGCAAACTTTCCTTCTGGGCACCAATTTGATATGTCACTTCTTTTAACTGGTGAATGTGTTCTGCTATCTCCATCTAACCATATTAAAATATCAGTTTTATTTTCTTGTAAAAATTGAAAAAGAGCAAATACTTTATGACTAAATCGCACAGCGTTATAGCGATAATTTGAAGCTCCTTTCGAAGCATATTTTCCCAATCCATTTGCTTCAGGATTGTTTTTATGTCTATCCTTAAAGGAAATAAGATCTTTATAATTTAATATTTTATACGAAACTCTTGGATCTCTTATTAAATCTTTTTTTGGAATTGGATTGTCAACATAAACAGTTAGTGACACGTCATCAGGCCAATTTTTTATAAACCCTTGTACTAAAAGACCACCAGTTTCTCTCCATCCTTGAAGATTGAAACACGTAACTGCGCTAATTGTTTTCATTTTTGTTTACACCTATAAAAATATTCGTTTATGCTTTCCCATAATAGACCTTTTTTAATATCTTCAATACTAAAATGAGACATAGCAAGTTTTTGTACCCAAGATTCTCTATTTGGTAAAACGGGATTTTCTATTTTAGACATGTCATAATTACCAACAAGTCCTGCAGGGCTTTTCTGCCAATCTTTATCAGTTATAAAAACTGGTATACCTTCTAATACACTCACAGCGCCTGGAGAGCTGTTGTGTGATATTGAACACCATGCATTTTTTAAATCTTGCATAATGTTTTTATTTTCAGATAAAGTTACTTTTTTATTCCGCGCCATCATTAAATAATTTTCTTTGTGTTTTACATCAGACGGATGCATTCTTATTACAATTGGCCTATCCGTATATTTTCTTATTTTATTTATAGTTTCAGAACACCATGATATGTTACTTTTTTCTTCCATTGTCCACCCAGAATCTTTTTGTAATAATATAAGAATATGTTCGCCTTCTTGTCTCCAACTTTTTAAATCAAATCCTATTGTGCTTTTTATTTTTTTCCACCTATTAGGATCTATTGTATTATCAAAATAATATCCAGTGTTTGCATAAATCCCATTTAAACTATATCTAAAATATATGCCTTTTGACAAATAATTAAATATATTTCCATCTATTGTGAGAATGTTTTTGTTTTTTTCTAACTGGGTTTCGATAACTAGCTTTCGTAAAAGATTGTGTGCGCCTTTACCTTTTTTCTTTGACCACCCTTGTATAATTGCAATATCGCAATCCTGAACACCTTCGTAACCTCTTACAATGTTACAGTTAGGAAATGCGTTAGCAATCGCGTTAAACCTATTATCAACTCTATTTGATTTTAAGGTATTATAAAATATCGTACTTTTCATTTATTATTTATTTCAAATACGAGACCTCTTATTGACACAAATTGTTGTCGTGGAGGTCTTATTTTATTATTCATTAGCGTTATAGACGCCTTTCTTAAAAGCAAAGACTCTTCAATATTTATTTTAAAACCATATTTTTGGAACACATCAATCCAATATATTTCTGATTGTTCGTTTACGTGGTTCTTACCACCCCAAAAAGGAGGAGCCGCTGTTAATATAACTCTCTTGCATTTCTGAAAATCTTTCATAAAAATAGGTATGCATTCTTCTTCAATATGTTCAACAAACTCCACGCTCCAGCCTAAATCAAATTCTCTGTCAAACGTTGAAGCTCCAACACGATAATCTACTCTTTGAAAATTAGAGGTATTTGGTATTGATTGTGTACCATCTACACCGTAAGAATCTATACCAAGTTTTATTCCTTCGAACACTTGGTCGCCCGTGCCGCAACCAATGTCAATCATAGAATTTACATTCCATTTTTTCATAGCATATTTTAACGCTTCTATGTCAATGTTTGTTCCACCTCCGTGCTGATTCTCTTTAAAATCCATCCCAGTGTCTCCTTACTAACTTTTCTACGTATGTTACTATATCATCTGACAGTATGATGTCTTTATGAAGTTCTGTGCAAGACATTCTTACAGTCCAGTCCAAGACTTCTTTTTTTGGAGCAAGATACGGATCACATATATTTTCTATGTTCGTATTCAATAGTTCTGAACCAAAGTTCATTTTTGAACAAAAGGTCGGTATTCCTGCGTCTATCAATTCAAATATACTCGTTGAATTATCAATCACTGCACAATACATATCATGATAAAGGTTTTGCATTGTAATGTTTTTACCAATGATATGAATGTTTTTATACTCAATTAATAGTTCTTTAACGTAATTTTGTAATTTAGACATAGGATGAACCTTTATGCATATTCTTCGGTTCGTTTTGTTTCTTATTGTTTCTACTGTTTCTAATAAAAAATCCTTTGGGTGTTTTGTGCCCGTTGGATCCATTTCAAAACCGGTAAAGATATATATTGCACCGTTATCTTTATCGTGTTTCCAAATATGATTATACAAACGAGGGGCTTTTACTATCTGAAGAGATTCGAAATCATCAGGATGAAGCCACTTTCCATCACCGTGCATCCAGCTATATAATCCTACTCTCGCGTAATCCTTAATGTTAAACGTCGTTTCATAGTTTGCTTCTGCTCTTGACACTGTAGAGCTTTCAAATACGACTACGGGTTTATTTTGTTCATTTGCCATCCTCAAGAGCTCAACGTTAATATAATCTAATGTTGCTGATCTATTTAAACGTGGTATACTATCACATTCGTATTCTATATCTGGTATGTAACCGTCTGTATAATCTCCGTTTAAGTATCCTTCTAGATATGCGTTCTTTCTAATTTCTGAACCCCAAGTTCCATTTAAAATTAAAACATCAGCATTGTTAAAGCTATGCATGTAGTTCTCAGGGACAACGCGTCTTGGAATGACTCTATTCCTAGAAAAATACTTTATTCTTGGGCACTGTGCTCTACTCGCAAAAGAAGCGGTCGCCTTAGAAGAGGATGCTACAAAAAACTTCATTTAAATCTTTAATTTGAATTGTTTATTAAAAAAATTATTAAAGCAGTATTCTTTTTCTTCGCTAAAAACGTGAGCAACACACTTTCTTCTCTCGTGCCAAGAGTACGTTTCTTTCCAATCAAAACCATATACGCGTACGCTCTTTGGATCCTGTTTAGAAATGTAATAGAGGACTCTGAGCCCGGTTGAGGATTTCTTTGTTAGGTTGCTGTCAAGAGCTATTCTATCCTCTTCAGAAAACACTACATCGGCCATTTCTATAAATTTAGGAGATACACTTTCGGTATCCATTTGCATTTTAAGAACACCTTTATTATGAGCAGTGTTAAAATGAGATTTGTTCTGTCGGATGTTCTGCATACACCATACATCAATACGCGTTCCCATCTGCTTTTTGTACTGAGGAAACCGATACCCACCACGATTGATTCTTACAACCACATCCGCAGAATCTATTTCATCGCCATATTTCTGTTGTATGATAGATGCAGCATTTCCTACAACCGCTACGGTCTTGCCTTCAAACCATTCTTTCATAGTATATTATCCCTGTTAACAAAAAAAGCAGAGAACTTGTCCCTGCCTTTATTTATATTTACTTACAAACCTAATTATACTAAATTTACTGTTATCTTAGCATTACTTTTCTTGCTTCTTCTATGTAGCCTTGTTCACACAATTTTGAGGCAAGAACTGCGTTATTAAATGCGCTAATACTATTTAATATAAAATTAAGCATTATATAGTGTTCTTCCAAAGCTTTCTTCTTTAGTTATTGCTTTTAACTTTGCTAATCTTTGAACTGCGTCTTCGCGGGCTTCATACATGCCTTTCATATGCGCTGCGGTAATTCCTGGTGATCCAATCATTGCACCAATAGCTCTGCTATAACCAATGATTTCTAATCTTGCGTATATACGTTCTAACATATTATGCCCACCCTTTAAGATTTTTGTTTATTTCTGCAGTTGTTTCTTTTTCGCGGATAGAGTCACCGTAAAACTGGTCGTTAACAACAGCCATGATGTCGCCACGGCACAAGCCAATGTCTTTTAATTCTCTATTTGAAAGGGAGGATAATTCTCTATATGATTGGCGTCTTAATGCACGCTTATACATAAATTTGTCTAAAGCTACAAACAAGGCTTTGATTTTTTCAATTACTATTGATAACGTAATAAATTTATATAAAGATTGTGATTGAAGTGTGTGTGACATGTTGCATCTCCTTAACGCATATGATTGTTTTTATTGAATTACAATTATATTTATTAAGGAAATGTAAAAATAAGGCTTAATTTGGGTTGCCAATTTGGTATAGACGGTATTCACTAGTGTCAACCGTGACATTATGTCGGGTTGTCTACCAATATAAGGTCAAACATTGCTGAACAAGTTTGACCACCCGATGCAGCAACAACATCAATTTTAATATCTGTCTTTTCTTCAAACTTTAATGGTACTGGATATTCTACAATAACATTTTGACCGCCGGCAGCGTACGAAATACCTTTAACATTAAATGTACCACCGAAAGGTCTTGCAAACAATGTATATTGTAACGAGGCATTGGTTGATGCTTTGTCAGAACCCATTTGAGTTTTGATTAGATACGCCGTTTTACCTGCCGGCACAGTATAAACAGCCATAAGAGTTTGGCCTTTATCTTCAAGAATTTTTGCAGCTAAAGCGCCACCTTGATTGATAGTAACATCTGCATCGTTATTAGTATCTACCATACGAGCTCTAAATACTCGTGAAAATGTTTCAGTGGTTGTTCCACCAATAGTAGTCGTTACTGTTTGTGGTGCGTAGTCTGCGTCAAGACCTTGGATTTCAACTGATGCGCCACTGTTTTGAGTAGAAGTTACAGCTACAACACCGGCAGCTGGGTACGGATATGTTACTGCTGCTGAATTACCGTCCCAGATAGTTCCAGCTGTAACGTCTCCATCAGTTGCGCCAAATTTGTTAATATGGTCATAACCGTCAACGTCGCCCGCAGCAATTGGAATATTAGATGCAACTCCAAATGAGTTGATAATATTGCCGTCTTTATCTGCTAGAATAAATGCTTCAAATAAAGTTTTATTATTTTGTAAATACGCTTGAGTTAATTTGTTCCAAATAGCCATTACTTTTGCCATCCCTTAATATATTTATCTGAAAAGTTTGCAGCTGAAAATTGTAAGCGGTCAACAAGTTTTAACGCATTCTTACCATAACGATCAATTGCAACAAAACCTTCTTGCCCTGTAACTTCATAGCCTTTATTGGTTTTAAGTAGTGTTTTTAAGCCATCAACGTTTTCAAGTTTACGAATAATTGTATGCTTTGCGTCAACGATTAGGTTATACATAGTAAATAAATTTTCAAGATCGCGCGGTTTGACTTTTTTGAAAAACATCATGGCATTATCTTTTTTAGCTTGCCAGGTTGCTTTACCTTTTGGCGATTTTTTACTATCAATTTCTTTATCGTAATAATCACTTAAGTATTTCTGAAAGCCTTTAACAAAAGTTTTTGGATTACCAATTCTTTCGCCGGCGCGAACTTTTGTATTGATGTAAGTATTGAGGCGCATATTAATATCATACTGAGATCCTGGCTTGAGAGCATCAAATGTGTTTTTTGGAATTGTCTTAAGCAGTGAACCAATTTGAGATATTATTTTTGTAATATCAGCAGTCTCTTTTGCGGTAAATGTTGCATTGCCAGATTGATCTTTGAATACTGCGTCTACTGACCAGACCGACGGGACTGTTTTAAGGCCGCTTGCAATCTCCTTTCCAAAATTTGCAGACATTTTTTCAAGGCTTGATCCTCGGTATACAGTATGCCAGACCACTCCGACCTTGGATCTGAGTATTGTTTTAGCAAGCTTTGATGATTTAGGTATCGCATAAACAATCGTATTAGGATGGAAAGTAATATGCGGTTCACCGTCAATCGTATCTTCTTTAATATCACTTTTTTCATATAAAAAATCGCCTTGTACTACACCTTTAATTCCTAGTTTTGAAAATTCATCTAACGCAATTTTTAGTTTTGCATTTAGCTCTGCCTTACCCACGGTATCAGCATCAATATCGGCGTGTGTTTTATATAGCTTTGGGTTCTTATTAAAAATACCTTTTTTAGCTACAAAGAATTTTCCATCACTTGGATCGATGCCAGCAAATACTGCTGGTGCGCCATCCCACTTGACGCTAATATTGACGGGTGCTTTAGTATTACCTGCTAGCATATCTCTAATATCACGAAGATAGTTTATTACGTTTCGTGTACCAACAATGCCGCCATCAATAACAGCATCTTCTGCATGTGTCATGTGCAGGTTCTTTTCTTCGGACAAAAACTTTTTAAAACGAATCATTTATTAAATTCCATTAAATTTGATAGCAAGATTAAAACCTTGAGCAATTTTATTTTCAGGTGGAGATTTGTTCGAACGAACTGACATATTCATCGTTAGCTTTTCGCTACCACCAGCGTTTAATTCAATAAACCAATTTTGTTTAGATGAGGTAGACTTATATGCTTTAACAGTTTTTACCCTCGGCAAAAATGCTCCTAGATCATCTTCGTCTGTAACCATTTTATACTTATTACCAAATGCTTTAACGACAACTAAAGGTACGTTTTTGTCTTTTTTAAGTACTTGTTTTTGTATATAATCAATAGCTTTAGATTTATTCTTATTTACTGCACTTATAATACCATCGCGTATAAGATCAAGCATTTGGTCGTACATACTTTCGTATTCTCTAGAATTCTTTTTCTTAAATTCTGTAATAATTTTAATTGAATTTCGTTTCTTTCCTCTCGAGTCCCAATCAAAAGGTAACCCAAGTTTTGAATGTACTTTGTTAAATATTAGTTTCTGTAGATCTGATTTTTCACGTGCATACGAAAAATCATCAAAGAATTTATTCACGTAAGTATTTAATTGAGGTTCAGCGGTTTTTTCACCACCAGCTTTAAGCGATACGCCAAGCATATTTTTATTTTTAAACTTGATGAATAAATCACCTTTATGAGACGCAGGTATGCCGGTTGGCTTCGCTCGATAACCCCAAAACACTTGTTGAATAGGAGATTGTTTGTTTAAATCATTAAGATAGTCTAAAATAGCTAAAGCGTTTTCCATTTTTTCAGAATATTTTGAAGACGTTGGCATTTGTTCGATAAATTGTTTACCGGCTTCTGCGTCTCTACTATTTACATATACGCCATATTTGTTTCCATCGGCTTCAGATATAAAATCATATAGGTCGTTTATGTTTGAAAACTTTTTCTTTGACATAAATGCTAGAGAAGGAACCAACTCCGTAATCGTTGAATTAAGAGTAGTCTCTGACATGCCCCCTGACGTTGGCTTAAATGTAATTTGAACCTTTTTAGATCCAAGCTTTACGATAGTAGAACCGACGGACCCGCCGGATGTGCTTAGTTCGTAATCTATGTTTGCTTTATCTAATTTTTGTTCTATATTTTTCTTGACAGAGTCACGATCATTTTTCTGAGAACGAACGACCAATACTGTTTTGTTATTTGTTGTACTCTTTACGGTGTAAGTATATGGCTGAATGGCTGCATCAAATCTAGCCTTGTCTTGCTGAGACACAAAAAGCATTTCACTGTTCTCTCTTAAATATTTTTTAAACGAAATCATACATATTCTCTTGTATAGGATTAATTTAAACTATTTATAAAATAACATGCTTTAGGCGCTTATTGTAAATTGGTAGAAATATTTTTTTTCGAAAAAAACAATGGAGTCCATCCTTGAAACCCAAATCCTAAATTTAATTTTCTGCAAGTAACTCTTGCATTTTTATAGTCTGTTCCAACTTGAATTAAAGTACCACTATCTATTTCCAAAATGCTGTATTGGTTTTCGTTTTTCTTTAATGAATAACTCATTGTAATTCTCCTACTTCAAACAAACTTTTCTTTTTATTTTTGGAACCCATGTCCCACTGTTCTCCAAACGAAGACTTATCAAATGTCGGGCGAGGATCATTACCGCCTTTACCATTTGAAGACTCGGATTGAATAGTATCTTGAGCACGCTCTTCAAGATTGAACAATTTCATTTTTGCTCTTTCAATCCCTACAACAAATCTACGATAATAGCCTAAATCTCCATAGCGATTTTTAAGTTGTTTAATCATAAGCTGTCCGCGTTGATCTAATTCTTCTGATGTGATAAGACCGAGGATAAGGTCCGCGGTGTGAGTAATACCCATAGACTCAGAGGTGTTCGTAAGATCAACATCAGAGTTTCCATAACCATCTCGATTAAACTGAGAGGAGGTAACAATAGCCATGTCAAATTCCATGGCAAGACCGCGAATTTCTTCAGCGATTGATTTAACAAGTGTATAAGAGTTTGCCGCGGCCGCGCCTTTTACTCTCGCTGATGCACAAATGTTAAGATAGTCAATAAACACAATATCTGGAATAAAGTTCTTTTTCATACGCATTTCGTTGAGGAGATGGCGGAAGTGGCCGGAGTGCGCAGAACCTGTTGGGTACTCTTTAATAACCAATTTTCCAGGAGTCTTACTTTTATAACGATCCATTCTTTTTTCAAATACGTTAAGAGGAACTTCCTTAACTTCGTCAAGAGTAATATTCATAATGTTTGCATCAATACGCCGAGCAACTTCTTCTTCCGCCAATTCCATTGTAACGTATAGAACATTCTTGCCGTGCATTAGACTCGATGCGGCCATGTGACATTTAACGAGGGACTTACCACCACCAGTTGTTGCCAAAAGAACTGACATAGATTTACGAGGTAATCCACCTTTTGTAATAGTATTTAGGATGTCGATATCAAACGGAATGCGTTCTTCTTTACGATGGTAATACTCGTGCCTAGACTCAAAATCTTCAAGAAAGTCGTGGCCAATATGTGTATCGAAACTAATGCCAAGCGAATCAGAAAGAATTCCTGGAATTGCTCCTTTATCGTTTTCTTTATCTTGACCGTCGAGAATAAGAATAGCCTTACGAATTGAATTATAAAGATCTTTATTCTGGCAAAACTTTTCAGTTTCATCTACAAGAAACGTTTCATTTGTATTATCGTCTGTCTTTAATTCATCAATTAAATTCGTGACTTCTTTATATGCGCTTTCATTTAGATCTTTACGTTTATCTATTGAAATTTTAAGAGCTTCGATTGATGGCGGCTCTTTATATTCGTTCATATAGTCCGAATATGTTGAAAAGATTTTACGAAGACTATTATCATCGAAATATTCTTCCTTAATGTAAGGAAATACTCTTCTGCAATATTCTTCGTTGTAAATCAAATTAGATAATATTGTTTTTTCAATCATACAAATTTTTCCATTGTTAAGATGAGTAATGGCACCAATCACAGATCAATGCCATCACCTTTGTAATTAATTTTAATATATCACTATATCATAGAATTGTCAACAATTAAATTAGATCATCTTCGCTATCAGCTTCTGCCAAATCGTCCAATGCCTTTGATCTGCTATTACCATCATCTTCACGCATAATACTACCAGATGCACCGATTGTAAAGCGATCGTGAACGTAGGCTTTGAAATCAGTTTTTTCAAACATCATATTCCAAAAATCACCATTATCATTTACTTCCTTAGCTCGCATTAGTTTTGCCGAAAGTATTTCACCAGTTGCTGGATCTACTGCTTCATACCAACCAACCTTTGGTTTACGTAGATATCCACCTTTTTCAGCAACGTCCATCAAACCTGACCATTTAACAATACCGCCTTCCCAAGATACGGAAATTGGAATTTTGGATTTTTCCTTAACGTGTCGAGATTTTTCAATATTAATAACAAAGTGATAACCTTGGATTTCAGTGCCAACTTTATCTTGTTGGCGACCAACAATCCAAATGGCATCAGCTGAATAATAGATGCCTGTACCACCTGATACGATTGCCTTTGGGAACAGACCGATCTCTTGATACGTGTGGTTGACAGCAATCAATGGAATATCTTTAAGATTAAGATGTGGTGTTACAATACGGAACAAAGATTTCAGAGCCTTTGCGCGAGACATATCGGCAACTGATTTTTCGTTCATTGCGTCCTCAACTTCTTTCTTTGAAGCAAGGTTACCAACGGAGTCAATGATAATACATACATGATCTTTTTTATCAATTGCATCGAGTTGGCTTGCAATGTCAAATTTAAGTTCTTCAACATTAGTAATTGGTGTATGGACTACTCGATCCATGTCAATACCAAACGACTCAAAATATGCTTGTGGTGTACCAAATTCTGAATCATAAAACAGTAAAATTGCATCTTCATATTTGTTCATATATGCAGCTGCTGTTAATAGTGCAAACGCAGACTTAAAGTGTTTAGACGGACCAGCCAAAACCAAAAGGCCTGGGGATAATCCTCCATCGATGTCACCAGAAAGGGCCACATTTACCATAGGAACAGGCGTTGGTGCCATTTCTTTTTTACCAAAAACTTTTGACTCTGTTAATTGAGCTGTAAGTTTAATAGTAGAGTTTTTCACAAGTTTGTCGAGTAGACTCATATTATTTTCCTTCTACGATTGAAAGTAGTTTACCCTGATAAGATTCAATTTTAGAAACTCGGTCAGGCCAATAGATTGTTGATTTGTCTGGATTTTTGCAAAGATTATTAAGAAATGGTACAATAGATTTATATAAAAGTTCTAATCTATATTCTAAATCATCTGCTGCCAATTTAGCATCAACTAATTGATCCTCAAGTGTTTGTTTTTCAGAACTTACTTGCTGAATAGTTTCTTCGGCGGCAAGTTCCTTTTCTTGCAGCTCTTCGTCTATAAAAGTAAATCCGAAGTCAAAATCCAAAACTTCTTCGTATATTTTGTTAGCCATGTTTACCTCCTGGATGTAAGAAGGGGCCGAAGCCCCTTCTCTTTGTTAACCTTTAACGAGGTCTCTAAACATTGCAAGATCTTCATCGTCATCGCTGATATCGTCAGACTGTGATGTCTGCGGGGAAGATGTTTCTTCTTTCATCGTAGGGGCGTCGTCGCTTTTTCCAAACTTGCTCATATCGAGCTCGTTATCCGTTTCATCTTCTGCTGTGCTCGTTGACAGCGGAGAGTCTCCTGTTAAATTTAAAACACGATATAGTTTTGCTTTAAGATCTCCATAGGATTTGAAGTTCTTTTCGTCAACGAGTTCTTGGAGTGCGTGTTGCTGTTTCCAAACTCCTTCGAGTTTATCATCATCCTCGAAGAGTGGAGACGGACCGTCGAACTCTGACTTGTCGTAATTTGGGTAACCTTCAAACTGACGAATTTTCAAACGAAAGTTTGCGCCTTCCCAAAAGTCAAACGGATTGATTGGGTTTTCGTCTTCAAAGGATGGGTTCATCAAATCGTTGAGCTTGTCAAAGATTTTCTTACCAAACTGATACATAAAGACCTTGCCTTCGTTCTCAGGGTTACCGCTATCCTTAACTACATAAATGTTCGATACGTATTTAAGGCGGCGTTTCTGTTTACGAGCTTGTTCTTTATCTGCGTCAACACCACTGTTCCAGAGTTTGGAGTTAAATTCTGAAACTGGATCATCTTTTCCGATAGTTGTGAGTGAGTTCTCGATATACCACAAACCGGTTGGACCTTGAAATCCATGGTCCCAGAGTCTGACGAATGGCATTTCTTCTCCTGATGTAGGAGGAAGAAAGCGAATGATGGCGAAGCCGTTACCTGCCTTATCACGGGTTGGTTTCCAAAATTTACCTTCGTTGGGATCTGAATAGCTCTTTGTTGCGATTTGTGAGAGCTGTGAGTTCAACTTATCGAGTGAAGATGAACGGTTCTTTTTAAGTGCATCAAATGACATTGTCATATTTGTGTCTCCTAGTTTTGCGTTATATAGCATTGGTTTATATTGCGATGTATATTGTGGATTTATTCCACCATCTATTTATATTAAAAAAAGTACTCTTTAGTGATTGCAGAAAACTTTTTTTGGTCTATTTCCAAGAATGGATAATATTTCTTGGATAATCTTATTATATCACGTGCAACGAATTTGTCAACTACTTTTTCTTCCCAGTAGTCATAAACATTAGAAATCTTTGAAAGTATAGTAAAAGTTTCAATAGATATTTCCTTTTGAAAATACATAGTCATAACATATGGATGCTGACCGTCAATGACGGATAGATTGTCATGATAATTGTCCTTGAGTTTATGCAGATCCATTTTATACAAATATGACAAAGAGTCCATCTTTTTTTCCCATTCGTTATAGATTTCTTCTCCGCGTTCTTCAACTATTTCACGAATCCATGCTTTAGGATTTCGAACAAGGTTAGCAATAAGAATCTTGAGTGGATCTTTTTTCTTTGATAGCTTATAGAAAAAAAATGCATCGTTTCGAGTTTGGAATTTATCAAAGGAAGCACGGATCTTACCGTTATATTTGTGATAATCGTAACCGTCTGTATCAAAATGCTTTTTGAGTGCTAAGTAGTTCACATAGACTCGAAACGATGCTTCATTAGCATAGTTTAGTGACGTCATTTTCTTCCTTTTTTACTAGTCTTAATTCTAAAGCTTCGGTTTTTATTTTTTGCTTTATAATTGTGGACTTTTTAACTATATTTGCTACTGTTTCAATTTCAAGGTTGTTTTCTTTAGCATAGGTAACAAGAGCATCAATATAAGTTGCTCCTTTTGTTAATTTATCTTGAATAGCCATATGAATTTTTTCAGGGGTTTTAGTTTCTATCATTAACCGTTTATAACCCCTACCGAATCAATCCATGCCTTTGCCTCATTTTCAACTTGCTGGATAGTTTGACCAGCAAATGTTTTTTGAGTTTGCATGGTTTCATTTATAAAATATTTAATATTATATCCATCCGTGTCAGAATGAATTTCAGCACGTAAATTTTGTCCTGACTTTTCTTTTAGGAATTTATTTACAATCATTTATATCTCCTTTATGTGTTTAATGTAAGAGGTCGCTTTTTTACTACCGCAATTGCTACAGCAAACCACAGCTATTAAATATTTGTGTCCTGAAAAGGTAAGGGCTGTTTGATTTCTAATAATATTAATATTATCACAACAGTGCATGTATGTCAACTGCTTTTTTGGTGAATTGTTATTTTCCATATATGCACGCACAACTTTGAATATTCTTATTTAAATTTCTTCAAATAATATGTTATTTATGTAATCGTTTTTATCTTTTTCTGATATTCCCATAGCCAAAATAGAACGATGCAAATGCGGATTTAGTTTTTGGTTTTGGCAATATTTGTTTAACAACGGTCTTATGTCACGCCGAGACTCGAGCGCAAACATATTTAAATTATCTAAATAATAATCTACTAAATCAGTTGTAACTTGAATAAATTGGTCAAGTTCTTTATCAGTATTAATATTGCTTACTGCAATCATATCACTTGAAAAAATTTCACTGGCCCAGGGTGGCAATTCGCGTGGCTTGTTCCATTCCAAACCGGCAACACACATTTCCATATATTCGTGATATGGGTGTGGAAAGCCATATAATGGGCTATAATCCATAAACGAGCCAGTAATTTTTTTGGGCCCGGCTACGATATCAAATCCAAGAATTGGCAACTCTATATTCACTCTTGGAAACACATTTACATGCATTAACCAAAGGCCTTTGCCATCTTTTGGCGAAATTGTTTTTAAATGGCATTTGCGAATAACATTGGAGCACCAAAACGTGTCGTTCCAATTTTTAAAATTTAGGTTATTCATTTTTGGTTCTTCATATCTCTCAAACGAGCTATCGAACCTTGTTTCTAAATACTCAGCATATTTATTTAATCTTTGCCATAACTTCGGAGTCTGTTCCATTGAAATATTGTTCCAATTCTTCTAAAAAATCTTGAACCATGCCGAAACAAACTTTAGCTTCATCAACTAGCCCATCGTGCAATTTTTCTCTTATTTTGCTTTTAAGATATTCAGTATCACTATCAAATTCATAAAAGGATGTAGGACCTGGTACTAGTTTTTTAATCATTTGGCCGCCAGACAAATCACCCATATGCCTTACATAAATATGAGCAAAAAGTCTATCTTTATTGTTTTGTATTTCTTCAATATATTTTATGTAATTTATAGCAGTTGAAAGGATTAAATTGTCACCTAGCGAATTAAAATTTTCAGCCGATTCCATTTCCAAAAGATCTGCAAGCAGCGCAGGAGATCTTTCTAATTTTGACATTTCACCTTCAAATATATTTTTACGGCCAGCATAAAATTCTAACGTAGTATATACAGCCAGCTGGTTTTTTAAATAGACGTAATATTGTTCTGGCGTAATATTCTTTTTTATTAGCCTACGCATAAACGTAGTTCTTTCAGCATTCCGATGTTCTGATTTTGTTAGGTTTTTTAAATTATCCATTAATCTCAATTCGCTTTTTACTAGTCTTATTGTTTTATTATATTACATATATTTGTATTTGTCAATAGATTAATTTATTCTTTTTTCCAAATAGTCCATGCACCATAAAAAATAACTGCATACGCAATTAAATCTATTGGAATTAAAATCATTGCTACACCAGTTGCAATAAGAACAGCCCCGTCAAGAGTAGTTCTTTCTGTTAATCTTTTTTTAATCCAGTTCATTTTTTCTTTCCTAACAGTTTAGCTTTCATTGCACTGAGTTCAGCTAACTTCTTTTTAGCCTGCTCTTTCTTTTTTTCTTCAGCTTCGTCTATTACTTGAATTGGCGGGTTTTCATGGTCGACATTAACAATATCTTTACTTGGCTCATTTGTTTCCAAATGAGCTCTCAAATCGGAAATTCTTTTTCTAATATCTAATATTATATTATCTAGATTTTGATCGCCATGCATTATTTATTTTCTAATTCTTTAATACGTTGTTCTAAGTCGTCAATTTTTTTAGTAACACGTGGATACCGTTTCCGCCAAGCCTCGGGATCATCTTGTAGCCAATTCCACCCAAACTTATCTACTAAATAATCTAAAAACGCGTCAAATTTTGACATTAGATAAAGTGCTGCGTGTGTATTTCTAAACCATGCCAAAAACGCAGCACCAATTATTGACCCGCCGATCGCTGTATAAATCCACAGTGTATCACCAAACATTCTTACTAATGTATCCATGTTAGCTTCCAAACGTAGACATTATAGCAGGGCCAAAGATTGAAACTATATATCCCAAAACGGCAATAGATATAAGACCTAATAATAGCCACTTAGCTTTAAAATCATCAACACGCATTGTAAATCCTAGTATTTCGTTATTCATAACCCTAAAACTTAAATCAAAGGTTCCTTCAGGAGTATCTTCATCTTTTAGTATTTCGCTAGACATTTTTATTTTTCTCCGTATATTCTATGTAATAATCCATTCCGTGATCTGATGCGCCATCGAATGGTTTCCATTGCTTAATTGACGCTAACCTACCACGCCACTTATCTTTTAATCTTTGCCAAGGAGTAAAAGGTCTAATGTGCCCATGATAATTAATGTAACGAGGAGGGCAGTGATGTACGTATCCCATCAATGCTAATGGAATTGAAGTAACCACATCGTTATTATTAACGTGACGATAATGTTCAACGTTAGAAAAAGATTTTACAAATTTTCTAGTACCAACTCTTGGTGATCCATACGTGTATAGAGCTTCTATTTCGTCTTTTAAACGGCTAGCAGCAATTGTTGCCATTGCGCCACCTAAAGAATGACCTGTGATATACAATTCTTTGTCTTTATTTACTTCAAGAATTTCAATTATATCTTCCCAAATTTTTTCTAATTCGTTTTGGAAACCATTATGAACTCTTCCGCCTACTTGCGCTTTATCAGGCCAAGCATTAAGATCTGCTAATATATCTGAAAATTCGTTTGGCTCAGTTCCTCTAAAACATAATACAATTTCTTCATCGTTCCAAATAGCATGACACTGTGCTCCATCATTTTCTATAAAATTATGACCTGCATACCCAAGCTTTTTATATTTTGGTTTTGCTGGTTTTTCATCAAGATATGCAATCCCAGCTAGTTTTGCCATTTTAGAACACTGTTCTATCATTGCCGTTTCTCCTAAAGATTTTTGTATTAGTCTGATAATGGATTATCCAAAGCTTCTTGTATTATTTTATTTATATCATTGTTAAGTTTTGTCATTTTTTCTTCAAGATTTTTAATTGTTTCTTTCATAACATCGCGTACATCTTTTTCTGATAATCTTACAGTTGCTTCAACTTCTCGTATTGACGTGGTAACATCTTTGGTTTGGTTGTTTAAATCTTCACGAATATTAGCAAGAATATTTTCTATTGAGGACTGAGTACTTTTAATTCGCCCTTCAGAGGTTTCTAAATTTGTGCTAATTGTATCTCGTAAATTAGCCATAGTATCTTGGTTATCTTTTAATGTCAATCTTTGGCGCTCTTCAAATTGATCAAGTTTTACATATATGTCGCTACGTAATGTTCTTACCGTTTCTTCAGCTTTCTGTACTTGATTTTCTAATTGACGTACAGTTCCTTCGACTCGCTCGACATCATTTGCCAAGTCCTGTCTAATTTCTACTGTGTAATTTATTGCATCATCAAGTTTTTGTAACTGTAATTCATTCGCAGCTTGGATCTCTTGAATGTCTATATTTTGAATAATTTCTTTCATGTCCATATAGTCTGCGTATATTTCAAATCCTCCCCAGGCTGCGCCGCCTAGCGTAGATAAAGCAGTAAGCACAGCAAACATTTTACCACCAGAAAATTTTAATCCGCCAAATTCTACTTCAGCCATGTTAGTCTCCTAAAAAATATTCTACTCCAATTACAATCGCAATATCATCATCAAATGTTGGTGTAAGAAAATAGTTTTTGTAATTTAATTTTAAAAAAGGAACTATATCCTTTTTCCCTAATCCATAATACCCATCCACAATACCATATTCTATGTGTAAATCGTTATAAAATTTATTCTTAAATCCTGCATATATGCTAGGTTTTTCAAGGCTATTTAAATATATGCCAGAAACATAATTTCCACATTCCATTCTTCCCTGCGGATGTATTTCATTAAAATTCTTGGCAGAATTTATATGTACAGATAGTGCCAATCCTATTAAATAGTTACAAAACAAAATTAATTTCCTTTAATTTTCAAACTGCAATTTTCTGAGTTGTTCCAATTCTTGTTCTAGCTTTCTTACTTCTAATTGTTTTTTTCTTAATTCTAATTCAAATAATCTGTTGCAATCAACACGAGATTTTGGCTTTTTACCTAAAGGAATTGTTATTCTTGCATATACACCAACGTCGGTTTTGGTGTCTTGGTTAAAACCACTTATAGGATCATCGTAGTCTTTATCAATTATACCAGTGACACCAAACTCCAAATTGGTTGCTGACCCAATAGCATTGGAACAATCAAGATCACCAGCACGAAACCTATCAGATTGGTAATTACCTGGTATACCAGGGAGTTGTAAGTTTAATGAAGATGAATCTGCATATGAAGCTGAACCAATAACAATAAACAATAGTATTATATATTTCATTTTTTATCTCACTTAGTATTATTTTATCTTTGAACAAATTCTAGTCTTTATTCCTGTTGACAACACATCTTTTTTTAATTGTTTAGATGAAGTACAGATAAAAGATATTTTATTTCTATCACTGTCTTTGATGTAAATATCAAAATTCTTTTGCTCTAAATAATCTAATTGAAAAATTTTATCAGTTGACGCAAACGAAATTTTATTCCATTCAGAGTCAAATACGTCTATCTCATAAAAATTAGCATCGTTTCGCCTATTCCACAATTTCATTTTTATTACCGATATTCCTGTAATATAAGACGGTAATATTTTTGGATATGTTGGTGTTAATTCATGCGCAATAGCGCTATTAGCAAAAAGCGCTATTGCAATTATATTTAAAATTTTCATTATTTTGCTATACATTCCGCCACAACATTAGCCTTATATTCTCCTCCAGGTAATGCTTTACCAACACCATATAATGCCTCTGAAGTTACCTTAAACCAAGTTGAGCCTGCAACTGTAAGATCGTATTCTGTATGATTTTCATATTCAATCTTTGCGGTTTCGTAACCGGCCATGCCAGCATCAGATGTATTTGACACTTCTATTTCACCATCCCACGCAACCGCATCTGTTAATGATGGGCTACTGGAAAATGAATTCGGCCAAGAGATTTTAGCGGTGTAATAATCTGCAATGGACACGTCGTATCTAACGACTGGAAGTACACCGCCATCTGCTGGTAATGTACTTAATTCATCTGGTGTAGGGTTACCATAAACACCGGCTTTATCTGTATATATTGAGCATTTAGATGAAACATTACCTACAATTGGTGTTTCATTAGCAAAAGCAGCTGATGCTACAAAGATGCTAAGTGTACTTAAAGTTAATAATTGTTTGAACATATGAATCTCCTATTGTTCGTTTTCGTATTGTGAGCGAACCATCGTATTGTGTTTAGCATCAGACGCTAAACTTTTCATTGCCCTTCTGTTATCTTGTATTATTGTGTCTTCAAGTATTACAGCATCAACATATTCCCCGCCTTGGATTGTTACTGTATAATAATTTTCAATTTTTTGATTTTGTGCCAATGAAGCTAGTACTCTTGTCTGCTCTGCCTCATTAACTAAATTGCCTATCGTATTTTTACCGCCTAATTTTTTTTCAAACCTAGATAATTTTTCTTCGGGTTCTTTTATTTCTTTCGCTTCTTCGTTTTCTTTTTTGTCATTCATAGAAAGATTTGCTTGCACCCATTCATCATAAAATGGGTCGCCTGCACTTAATGTTTCCATATTATTTAAATAATCTAATAAAGCTTGTTGAAAGCCAGGGCACGACGGATCGTACAAAGGATTTCCATAACACATCATTGCTTGTTCGTCTACATCTAATTTATAATTATATATTACTGAAGGATTTTCTATGCGGCCTTCGCCTTCAACATTCATGGATCCATCGCCCCATTTAGTAGCATCAACATAAGGAAACCTAACATATTTTTGAATGGTTCCACCAGGATTACCAGACCAATCATCAGTTTCTTCAAATATATAACCACCATCAACAGCATTTTTGTTTCTAACGTAAACTAAAGCATCCGTTTCTGGATTTTTTACCATCGTGTATCTATATGTTAATCCATGAACTTGAACTGTAACATATGGAGCGGCATGATTAGGGAGTATTTCTTCCATGCCCCAGGATAATCCGGCTATAGCCGCGTTATTAGTAACACCGTAGCTTGTGTCAGAGTAACAATAGGAGGAGGAGGATACCAACAGCGCCGCCGCCAAATAAAGTTGACTTTTCATCATTTTCCAAATCCTTAAATGGGTTCATTGACTTGTTTTTTGACTTGTTGCCAGGTTGCTTATCTTTGTTTGCCTCCCAAGCAGCTCGAGCTTCCGGTCCAATCATTCCTTGATATGGGCAAGGAGTTCCTGCGTTCATCATAGCATCAAAAACTCTTTCATCTTGACACATCACAGACACAGCAGCTACTTTCATACCCATGTCATATAACACTTTAGCATTTTTTAGCTTTTCGCAATTCATATCACGAACGGTTTTACCTGCGCTAATACCAAGAATTTGGGTTTGGACAGCACCAGATACACCAACAGTACACAAATCAGAATTTGAAGAATTTATAGAAGGTGAAATTGCTGAAGGTGGTGGAGATTTTACAGTAGTGCTAGAAGTACTTGTACTGTTTACATCACTTGTATTTGTGTTATCAGTATAAATTACATCATCACCTACATCCTGTGCTAGCACGGACGTTGCCGCCAATAGCATTATTATAGTAAAAAGGTTTTTAAACATGTATTAATCCTATATTCATAACAATTGCCTTATATTTATAAAAAAAGAGGAGCCTTAGCTCCTCTTTTTGTCTATAAAAATAATTTTTAGTGTTTAAAACGCAAAGGATGCCGAAATTGTTGGGACAATTTCTTCAGAATTTAAGTTATAATCCACGCCAGATTCTAATGACATGCCACCAAAAACATATTCATATGAACCACCAATATTTTGGGCCATATCATCAGCATCACCAGCAAGATATGCAGTAACACCAAATACAGTTGCATCAGCTTCAAAGGCTGCTTTTTCTGCTGCTGAACCGTATGTTCCTGTTAGGCCAATTGATGCAATACTTAGGTCTGTAGTTGCACGTCCGCCAAGGACCCAATCTTCTGAATTGAAGTTATAATCTACAGATGCTTCTAAACCAATAGCATTTGCACCGACAGAGTACGCACCTTGTATGTTTTCGATATCAATTACATCAGCAGTTACGTCAGTAAAGCCAAGACCAACTGTTGCGCCATAAGCATTAGCTATAATGCTTGTACCTAACGCAGGATCAAGTAGAGTCGCGCCAGTTTCGCCTTCAACAAAAACATTACCTTGTCTACCAAAGCTTATTGATGCAGCACCAACGGTTGTACCAACTGAATATTCGTCGAGAGTAATTGCATTGGATCCAGTGTCAATACCAAATTCCATAGACCCAAAAGCCAATCCGTTTACAGCAGAAACATCTAAATCTAAAGATGTTGTAGCGCCATAATTATTTTCAGGTGTTTCTGCAATTACCGTTTTAATTTCACCGCTAATACCAATATATGGTACATATGGCGTTTCGCTGGTTTCTTCTGCAAAAGCTGCAGAACCTGCAAACACAATTGCAGCTGTTGTTAAAAACTTATTCATTACATTTTTTCCTCTGTTATTTAAAATAATTGCAACGCTTCTGTTACTAGGTGCGTTGCCAACCCTCACATACCTTTAGGCTGCTAATGCCATTTTTGGCGCTCTATTTGCGTTTGCATTTAGAAAGTTTGACCAATAACGCAGTCATCCGGTAAACTCCACTTCCACTTCCACACCTGTCGATCCCATTTCAGCCCCATCAAAGATACACTGCCAACCGCAGCAGGCGATTTCGTTGGCTATGCCCAGAACAATGTTCCTGTTTAAACAGTGTATCTATGGTGGAGCTGCCCGGTATCGAACCGGGGTCCAGTATGTGTCCACGTTGCTTCAACGCTTACTAATTATATATAATCCATTGTAGTCCAAATGTCAACTATTTATTTAAATAACTTAATGTGTTACTATTATGTTACTATTATGTTACCTAAGCGCCATCATCCATTTCTTTAAAATCGTCTTCTTCGGTATCTTCATATAGATATTCATCATTCATTTGTTAGCTTCTTTCCATTTTTTAGCATCTTCTGGCGTGTTTATTTCTATTCCATTAAAGTCAGTTTGCAATACTCCAATGTCAAATCCATTTTTAAGCCAGCGTATTTGCTCTAAAGCTTCGATACGTTCTTCTTTTGTAATCTCCATATTAGGATACATTTCCAATGCCCATCGTTTATATCCATATATACCTAGGTGGTGATCGCCATAACCAGTGATACCTCTTCCAAACCATAGACATTTATCACCTACTCTTACTAGCTTAACAGTGTTAGGATCATTCTGCAACTCAGAAGGCATTAATGCACACATAGTTGTAACAGTGTAGTTTTCCAAATGCCACTCAGTTTTTTCAATCATATGTTGAGTTACATCAGGCATATCACCTTGGACATTGATAAACTTATCATAATCATCAAAGAAAGAATTCTTAATAGCACCTGCGCATCGCGCTGTGCCATTTTCATATTCACCTTCTTCAATCCAGCACTTGCTCGATCCAAATAAATTAAACACTCTCAGATCATCTGTAAGCACATATGTATCTAAACCTGACTTCTTGCACTCATTATATACACGCTGTATCATGGGAACACCGCCAAGTAGAGTCAAAGGTTTACCTGGAAATCGTGTGCTTGCAAATCTAGCTGGTATTAATATTGCCGTTTTAGTCATTTATTGATCCTAATTACTTGTGTCTTTACTATTATCTATTGCAATTTGCACAAGTAAATAAGGAATGTAAGAAATTGTTAACCAAACACTCCAAAATATACAATTCCATAAAATTATGTCAGCCAATATATTATCTCCTTATTTACTAATAGCGATATTTATTTTTTTTATTTGTTTTACTACAGCTTCAAAATTTTCTAATTTAAGCATATTTGGACCATCGCTTGGCGCGTCATCAGGCATAGCGTGGACTTCGAGGAAAAATGATTTGATCCCAAGAGCAGCCCCTGCATAAGAAAGGCTAGGCACGTAATCACGATTCCCACCGCTACTATCCCCCAATCCCCCGGGTTTTTGTACAGAGTGCGTAACATCAAACACAATATCATTATCATAAGTGTTGAGCATGTAAATAAGACCAGTGTAATCAACAACGAGATTGTTATATCCAAAACTAGTACCTCTTTCAGTTATCCAAACTTCTTTTGCACCATCACACTTGCTTAATACTCCCTTTACATCCCAAGGAGCCATAAATTGCCCTTTTTTGATATTTACAATTTTATCTGTAGCACAGGCTGCTTTGATTAAATCAGTTTGTCGACACAAGAACGCTGGAATTTGATAAACATCAACTGCATCTTTAAATTCCTTTTCAATCCTGGCAATCTGTACGACATCATGCACATCAGTAAGTGTTTTTACACCCAGTGTTACCTTTAGTGCAAGAAAGTCTGTTAATGTCGCATCCATACCTTGGCCGCGCTGACCGTTAGCACTACTCCGATTTGCTTTATCATAACTAGCTTTAAAGTAATATTCTATACCGTATTTGTCGCATACGCGTTTACACTCTTTAGCAATTTCTGCACTTTGTGCAAGTGTTTCGTGCTGGCATGGACCTGCAATAATTCTCATTTATTACTCTTTAATTTCAATGCTGCCAATACAACCAAACACAATACTAGCAACCGTACCAACATAAGGTATAAGTATTGCTAAAACCCACAAAGTGTTAAGACCTGCATCACGCAAACGTTTTACAGTTACAGCAATAATTGCCCAAAGTGTTGCAATTAATGCAACCAATGCGACAAGCGCCCCTAGTGCTCCGGAACCTTCTAGCATTGTCATAGCAATTACGATTGCTATTATGCCTACGATGTGTACTGCCCAAAATTCTTGGCGCTTTGCTACACCATTAAAATCAAAATATTTTTTCATTATTTTTTACCTTGTATTGATGTTCCGATAGTTCTTCGAACAATATCATCGTGATTAAATTCTGCCCAGTATAATTCAAAGGCCACTCCGTCCTCAACCCCTTCAAACTGGTGGATCTTCCCAGGTTTAACTTGAGTGAAATCACCAGGACCAAGAATTGTTTCATCAACCAAGCCAGCTTGATCTTCATCTTGCCATACCCTTACAATCATTTGACCAGATTCTACGTAAAACCCGTTCCATTTAAATTTATGTTCATGCTCTGAACACTTATAACCTTTGTTAAATTCAATTCTATGAAATTCCAATACGCCATTTGCGTGAATGAGTTCTGTATTTCCCCAAATTTTTCCAGCTTTGATGCCCATGTATTTCTCCTAATAACAAATTCGCAAATAAAAAAAGGCTAACCGTTGGCCTTCGCGGGTTTATTACGCAACCACCCGAATTTAATTAATCCAAAGATGGCTGGATTAAAACAGTTTGACCTAAAGTATAACGCTTAGTAGTTTCTTGAGTATAAGTATAACCGTTATACTCGTAACTGATATTGTATTTATAGATTGTTGGTTCATTTACAGTTTTTTGTATTGACTCACATTTTTGCTCAACGCGGTATCCAACTATTTCCTGTACACGTTTATTAGATGCTCTATTAGCGCCTAGAATAGCTCCTAAAACCGTCGCGGCGTCTTTTCCGCTACCATTACCAAACTGATTTCCAATAACTCCGCCTATAATTGCTCCGGCAAAAACATCGCCATCAGAACCGCCGCCAGGTATCACGCGTTCTTGGTAAATAGGAACATCAACATCATAGCAGTTATTGTCATAGCGTGTTACATAATTATTTTTATAAACTGGATCTACTGATGTGATAGTAGCATAATTATTTGAATTACCTGCAAAAGAAAGTACAGGCAAGATTGATATTGCACAAGCTGTGATTACGATTTTCATATTGATTCTCCTTATAATTAATATTAATCTATAATGAACAAAATGTCAATAGAAACTATTAGCAAAATGATCTGCGCCGGAAATTGCAGCCAAAACATTTGGTTTTAATTTAACTCTATTTTCTGAAAGGCCAGTAACTCCTAATACATATCCTGCGGCTTGATGTGCAACGCAATTAGAACCGTAAAGCGGATTTGTATTAACATCAAGATGTATTTCCACATCAAACTCATCAATGAACGGAATTAATTGAGTATATAATTCGCAAGATTTCATTACTTCATTCATTAATCTCAAAGATGGTCTGTTTTTTCTTACATCATAATCTCTTTCAATAGACCTGTGCTTAAATACTTTGCATCCGCTCCGCCCATTCATATGTACTACACAAACGGATGCGTATTTTGCGTGCCAAACTCCATTTTTATTAAAACGAACGGAATCAGTTCCAATGTATATTTTAGTATTTTGATCTAAAGAATACAATAAATTGACCAAATCTTCAATTTGGTTTTTATTTAACATTATTAATTTTCCTATTAGAAATGTATGCGCCAGCTGGCTTTTTCATTGCTTCCATTAATTCGTAAAACATTTTTGCTGACATTACAACAAATTCCATTTTGTCTTTTTTATTATTGTATTGTTGAATGTAAACTTCTTGGTCATCTAAAAAAACTTTTATATCTTCGTATAGACCGCAATCATCAAGGACTGTTATGATCGATTCGTCAAATTCAATTTCATTAGTAAACATCAGTTATTATTTTTTAGTTTGTTTTTAGCTTCTTTTTCTTCTTTTATTAATTGCATTTGCTTAATTTGTTTTATTTCTTTACGTCTAATACGGGCTGCTATAGATTTTTTAATACGAACAGCCTTTGGTTTTGGCTTTTCAACTATTTTATCTTCATCGGGTTTAATTTTTGCATGTAGCATATCGTACCTCTTTAAAGTTAAGTTTTGATTCCTATTGTGTTTAACATGTGTTTTGCCATTGTAGTATCGTCAACAAGTATATTATCTAATTCTTCAGCTATCATTTTCATTATGTCATCAGTATAAAATTTGTAATCTTCGCTTTCATCACCCGATTCAGCAGAAATCGGAAATGTTACAAAGCCATCTTTATCTTCAAGCTCTTTAATTACTTCTAAAATGAGTTTCCATTCTTCTTCTGACATAGCAAATCTTATTTAAATGTCAGCGTGCGAATCTAACATCCATTGCATTTTTTCATGGAAGTCAATGCGATCTTCTAATAAGCTAGCAATTCCTTGCTGACTGAGCTGGTTTGCAATGCCGTGTGCTTCTTTAAGTTCTGCAACAAATCTTTGATTATCCTGTGCGAGGCGGACAAACATAAACTTAGGGGAAGGAATTGACAATTCGTCTGAAATTACACTAAGCTCAGAAAACCTTTTTAAAGATCCTGGAGCAAAAGATTTTAAAGTACGAATCCGTTCAGCATATTCGTCGATAGAACCAAAAACATTTTCATAATATTCTCCAAAGAAATCGTGATAAGCTTTAAAGTTTTCGCCTGTTACATTCCAATGATAATTGTGTGATTTTAAATATAAGGAAAAGGCTGATGCTAATACAACCTTCATTTTTTCAACTAAGTTTTCTAATTCCATGATATTTCTCCTCTATGCAATTACATTATTATTTATAAGAAAAAGCATTATAATTTTTTTTGTTTGTTGAGTATATTGTTTAATGTTTTTGTCACAATTGATTTATCAGTAGAAGATAAAATTATTTTATTATTTTCATCTACCAGAATATGTTTATTTTTATATTGATAAATTCTCACTACAGTTTCCTAATGCAGCTTATTTAAAACGGTATCACTCGAGGAATTGAACCTCGAAGAAATCTGTTATGACGCCTGAAATAACTCTGATTAATTAGCAAACCTGCAGTGATATACTTATTTATTTTTTATCTTTACTCGCTTATTTTACCTTGTTTAAATGGTGCCCTCACCCGGACTCGAACCGGGACGCTCTCTGAGCGAGAGATTTTAAGTCTCTTGTGTCTACCTATTCCACCATGAGGGCCGTAACTTTATTCTGTATTAATGCGAGTGACCTAACAGCGTACTCACCTTTCGGCTTTGGGTGTTTCAGGGTTTCTGGTTTGCCACTCTCTACTACAAACCCCTTTTCGATGTTTGGTTCTTTAAACAGTCTGTCTAAAGTAGATCTTTGGAGCGGGTAAGGAGAATCGAACTCCTGTCTAAAGGTTGGAAACCTACCGTAATAACCACTATACGATACCCGCGAAATAATATTGGTAGGCCCTTAGGGACTTGAACCCCAATCGGCAGTGTTATGAGCACTGTGCATTAACCAATTATGCTAAAGGCCCACGAATATTATTTCTATTCTTTAAAAGTTTGGTGATCTCTGTAGGACTCGAACCTACGACCTAGTGCTTAGAAGGCACTTGCTCTAATCCTGCTGAGCTAAGAGACCATTAACTGTTATATTCTTTAGTTGTTTTTATCCGTTTATATTACTATTATAACATATATATTCTAATATGTCAATCTATATTTGGTCTCTCGAGCTGGATTCGAACCAGCGGTTTCTTGGTCCCAAACCAAGCGGATTAACCAGACTTTCCCACCGAGAGCTTATTACTATTTGTCCTTTAAGATCTTGTCAATTTTTTCTTCAATTTTATTAAGACGATCTAGAATTACTTCATAAGATTCACTTAAAGTTAATTCCTTAGGACCTTCGTTAATCACAGATTGAACTGGATGCACATCTAACTCCCAGTCAATATCATCAGCTTTAAACTTAGTAGAACTAAACAATTTAAACATTCATACTAATCCTTTATATTGGCTAGGGTGGTAGGAATCGAACCCACGCCAACGGGTTTGGAATCCGTTGTACTACCATTATACTACACCCTAATAAACTATTTTATACATACGCCCGAGCTAGTATTTCCAATCTCCCCGCACGGCCTTATTGACATTGCCGCTCTAGTTCAATTGAAACTAACATCCCTTTCGAGATAGTGCTTTTAGCTGATCAACGCCTCTACACAGACGTATGTATGAAATAGTCTCCTTTATTACTTAAACAGCTTTGACATCAGTTCGCCTGCAAGACGAGAAGCTGCTTCTTTTTTAAGATCTTCTTTACTCTTAGCCATGATAGGCTCCATTGATTCTCTTTATACTATTAATATAACTGATTCTAAACAGAATGTCAATAGTTAATTTCAGTTTCGAAATCTAAATCTACAATTGGATCTGAAAATTCAGCACAAAACATACCATCAAATTCTTGCTCAATAGGAAATTCGTTATCTATGATATCTTTTGAAACGTCTTGAAACATTTCTGAAAACATTGTTGCAGTATTTTCCATTTTATTCTCCATTGATTCTCTTTATACTATTAATATAACTGATTCTAAACAGAATGTCAATAGTTATTTCACATATTTTTGTAACCAACGACACTTTGGTTGGATTTTAGCAAGATAAGTCCAGCACTCAAAACAGGTACCTTCATAGATTGTTTCATTAGTGTCAAGATGCACAAGACCGAAATCCCCACGGTTTTCCCAGTGAGGAAGTACAAGATAGTTAAAAAGAATTTCAGATTTTTTAGTGTATAGTGTCATAGAGTGATTCCTTTTGTTATAAAATTACTCTATACTATTTCATAACGAATGTCAATAGTCAATTATTCTTCTTTTTGTTTTTTATCTCTTAGAGCATTATATAATGTTTTAGGTATTACTTGAAGTTGCAAACCAGTTGGCTGAACCCGACTATTAACATATTCCTCATATGTTAAATATTCCGCAGGGTGTTTTGGCGGCGTTGTATTCGTTTTCATATTATTCGGATCCTGGAATAGTTATATTTTGATTTTTCATAATGTCCGTGATAACCTTGGTAGTTGTATTGATGTGACTATCAATGTTAAAATCTGTTGTGCTTGATTCGTAATACAAAAGAATTAAGACAGCTCCCACGATAATTGGAGCTAGCTGCATTCCTATTTTTACAAATGACGCAATTACACCAAATACAATTCCAAGAACAGTACCTATTAAAGCTAATACAACAATTAGGCCTAAAAAGTTTTCCATGTTTTCCATAATATTATTTATTATCCAAGTAATATTTAACAATTGCATTGTCAATTTCAGTCATAGGAGAACCAGCCCAGGCTGCGCCTTTTCCTGCTACTTTTCCTGCAACTCTTGCCAAGTTAACAGAGATAAGATCGTTCTTATGTGTACGAGCCATTTCGCGCATACCGTATGCAATTTTTGCGTTGTCTGTTCCGTTAATCATATTCATGGCATGTTCCTTTTCCATTTGATATATACAATCTATCTGATTCTAAAGAGAATGTCAATAGTTAATTACACTTGTTTTGGCCAAATGTCTCCTAAGTTTGCGTTGAAAGAAATACTAACTCTTTTATTATCAGTTTTATTTGGTAATACTGCATGTTCTAAGAAACTTGGGAATAAAATTAATCGACCTTTTATAGGAGCGTAATAAATTCGATTATGCTCATTATGAAACAATCTTGAATTCATTGCTACTGGCGACGGAGTCTGAAACACAATATTCCCTTCGTCTGGGTCACCGGTTGTTTCATGATAAAATACTCCAGAAATATCATTTAATGGATGAATATGGTAATTTTGATATTGACCGCGTTCAGTAATATTAACCCACGATTCTTTAATACATATTTTACTGTCGTGTTCGAAGTTAAACGTATCAATATATTCTAAAACACTATTGTATATTAACGATGTTAACGTTGGGCATTTTTCTAAAAATCGATTATTATCGGAATAAGTAAAACTTGTTTGTACAGAATCATTCCACATATCGAGTGCAGAGTTTATCTCAGTTTCTTCTAGTGCTAAATTTACTTCTTCGGTAATGTTGGCAGTGCCTAAATCTTTATAAAAAATAGGTATGCTAAACCACTGTTCTATCATAATCTATTCCTTTTCATTTGTTAATATCAATATAACTAATTTTAAAGAGAATGTCAATAGTTAATTACACTTGTTTTGAAAATTTTTCAACAAAAGAAACCGAGTTGTCGAAAGCTTCTTGTTCCCACCATCTGTCCAAGTATGGAACAGTTTTGTATTCATCTAAAAGAGTACCCAAATCCTGGGTCATATACTGTTTTACATGGATCATTTCATGAGCTATCGTAGTAAATATTTGTCCGATATTACGATCAGTTTGCTTCACAAGAATCATATAGCTCCCTTCGCTTTTATCTATACACATTCCATTATTGCCATCAATATCGCAATTTGCTATTAATATATTACGTGGGATAATGCAAAGCTCCTTACACAGGAACTTCACAAACTTTTCAGCCAATTGAATATATTCTTTATTCAATTCTATAACAATATTCATTATTTTTTCTTACGCTGATTTCTTGATTTTCTTTTCGAAGATCCAATTTTACGTCTTCCTTTTCGTGGTCTATTTTTCGCAGGCCAGGGCATATGTATATCCTTTCATGATATTAAAAATGTCATACATTATTTTTTCAAGTTCGTGCGCTTCCTGCTCCCAAGGAGCTTCAGAGTACGATACGTTATATTCTTTACCTTTCCATTTAGAAGGCTTGTTTCCAATTCCCGATTCTAATTCTCCTTTTAAGTATTGTTTAACATGAACCATTTCATGAAAAAACGTAGTGATGATATCGTGCCTATCGTGTTTCGGATCAATATAGACTGACAGCTCCTCATCCTCTGGATCATATTCGCAATAACCGTAACAACCGTCGTTAAATTCACCATCAAAATATAATTCAATTTCGCCGTCTATTTCTAAAAAGTTAGCTGCAAAAGAAACAGCATTATCTAATAGTTTATTTGAAATAGATTTTGGTTTATCATATGATACATAAAACATTATGAAATCTCAGCTAAGTCATTTTTAAATTGAACTTCAGCTGTAGTTTCTTTCCAATATTTAAACTCTTGCTGGGCCTGTTTAATTTCTTTTTTCAATTCAGCTACCATTTCTTGAGTAAGACTCATGATGTTAACACGAAGAAGGCGATCAATATCACTATTACTATTTGCATCAGTATGAGACAATATTTGTTCTCCTACCTGCTTTTTATTTTTATTTTTAAATTCAATTTTATTATCAATGACAGCTTGAATGAATTGCATTTTTACTTTTAGCCAACGAGCAAGTTCAGATGCTTCTTTTTTCCTTAGCTCGATTCTGCTCTTCATGATCATAAGTCGATAATTACAAAAATCTTTAATTAGCTCACGTTCATCTTTATATTCACGCAGCTTGCCGTCATAATCAATAACAGTTAGGTTTTCTGTAAGTGGCTTACTTAACTTAAACTTTTGAATAATTTTCGAGTTTGCCCAGTTTGCTGACGAAGTCTGTTTTAATTTAACTTCGAATTTAAAACCAGTTTTATCGCAAAGATCCTCATAAGATACGATATCTCCATCATCTTCAAGCTTATCTAAAACTTTAATATAGCCTTCTCTGTCAAAGCCATACGGTACTTCAGTAATTTCTAATACCGTTTTGCTCTTCTTTTTAAAGCAACCAAATACAGTGTATTTATCCTCAGTTTTATCATATTCTACACTACCATTGAAGTCTGGAAATGACACTGGAAGTCTTTTGGCTATATTACCATTCGTAAGGAATTCATCGCAGGCACGAGAAAGAGAGACAACACTTCGAGGTAAAATGTTTGTTGCAAAACCAGTAGCAATACCTTTTGTACCATTTGATAAAACCAATGGAATAACTGGCAAATAAAACGCAGGAGGTTCATGTTCAGGATCAGAATGAACTGGCGCTAACTCTAAATCTTTAATGTACTTACTAAAATTCGCATGGACTCGAGTATATACATACCGGGCCGCGCCAGCTTCTTGAATAAGTCGTGTACCAAAGGACCCTCGGCCTTCAATAAGACAAACATTATTGTTCCATGTTGCAGCCATTAATTGACCTGCGCCGGCAGCTGAAGCTTCTCCGTGATTATATCCGTAATCTGATATGATACCAGCAACAGCTGACACCTTTTTAAAATCCTTTTTTGAATTAAGTAACGAACTGTATAGGTAAAACCTTTGAACTGGTTTTAGACCGTCTATCATATTAGGAATGGCACGTGACTCGACAGTATACATAGCGAAACTCAACCATTCGTTAGCAGCTACTTTCGAAATTGGATAATTGTTCATTGCGTCATCGTCTTTAGTAAATTCTAATATACTCATATTATCCTCATCTGATTCTATATTATTCTAACACATTACAATACAAATGTCAATCACAATATTATTATGCAAACATATATTCTTTACGAAGCTGAGACTCGCGACCAAACATCATTTGAAATACAGATGCATCGTCGACTGTTACGGTATCATAAACGGGTTGATTAATAATCTTATCATATTCTGATTCTTCAAGACTACCTAGACCTTTAATATAACGATGCTTCCAACCAGAATGTTCTGTTTTAAATTTACTAGCATCCTCGTATGTGTAAAACCATTTCACGTCTTTATCTTTCGTTGAAATCATAATAGGAGTACGAGTAATGTTTACGCGTTTTTCTGTTAAAAGACGAGGCCAAAATTTATAAAAGAACGCAATAAGTAATGGCGAAATATGTCCAATACCATCATGGTCAGCATCAGTTAAAGTTGCGATATTTGAATAAGACATATCGTCAACGCTATTAGGGTTATTAATATCTAATCCCAATACAGCAACCAACTCACTAAGTTCTTTATTTTTTAAAACATCGGCAGGTTTCATATCCCAGGTATTCATAATAACACCTCGAAGTGGATAAGCTCCAACTTTATTAGGATCTCTAACTTTAAGTAGGAACCCCATAGCTGAGTCTCCTTCTACGATCTTAAGTGTTGCATTATAGGAATTTGCAGCAATGTGTTTTGCTACCTTTACTTTACGTAGCTTTTTCTGAGCAAGAGTTGCAGCTCTTTTGTCTGCTGCCAATTTCTTAGCAAGTTGCGCTTCAATAATTGGTTCTACGATATCGTTAGCCGCAAATATTTTTCTTGCTATGTTTATAAATTCTTTTGATTCTGATTTTTCATAATGCTCTTTTACGTTGCCAACAGTATTTGTAAGGCGTTCTTTAGTTTGAGAGTCAAACTTTGGGTTTGTAAAATTTCGAGCAAACATAATAAAAGTTAGTCCACCTTTAATGGTGTTCCTAGCAACTTCGATTTTATGGCGGCGTTTAATTAATACTCCCAATTCTTCAACAATACTGTTTACAATAAAATCAACATATGCACCACCTTGTCGAGTGTTTACTCCATTCACAAAACTGTTTGAACGGAAACCATCTTCGGAAGATGCAAAGAAAAACGAAAGGTCATTGGATACATCAGTTATAACAGATGCGTTTTCTTCTGTAGTAAACATTTCAGCATATTTTTTAATATTGGAAACACGAATTCTTTTCTTATTAAAGGAAAATGCAATTTCAGGAAATGCCATTTGGAGACTGATTAGACGATCTTCAAGTAATGCTATTGTATCAAGCTCTTCTAAAGAATCAACTTCAAACAAAGAAAAGTCAGGAACAAAGGATACTTCAGTACCATTTCCTGCTTTCATATTAGAATTTACTTTAATATCTAACGCGCCGGTTTTACATTTAACCTCAACAGCGTTTCCATTTTGCCAGGTTTTACCAACGAATGCAGATGATAAGAAATTGGTTGCCGCCGATCCTACACCGTTTGTGCCAATCGTAACACGGTTATCATCGAAGCTAGTTCCTGCGTTAACCTTTGTCCAGGCCGCTACTGGGCGAGGTATATTTGTTTTCGAGGTTTCGTCATATACGTTTTCTTGTGGGATCCCACGGCCGTTGTCTGAAACAGTTACTTTGTTTCCATCTACCCAAACATTGATTTTATTTGCATATTTGAAATTTGTTCGGATTGCCTCGTCAATTGAGTTATCCAATATTTCGTCAATCATTTTTGATAGTGCTGGCACATAAATAGATTTTTTCCATTCACCAAGTACAAACCGTTCAACTTCTTCTTTCGAAGCGGATCCCATGTACATACCAATACGGGTACGTACGTGATCTCTTGCTGTTAGTATTTTAAATTCTTCGTTTGCCATCGTATACTCCCAATATGAATACTCTTGTGCATTCTCATGATTTAAACTTTATTAATATAAATCTATACTGATTCTATGCAAATGTCAACAAAAAAAAAATCATTTGCACAAAATCAATATAGAATGTATTTTTATTTAATAGTCGTCATCAGAACTTGAAGACTTACCTTTTGAGTATGCTTGTGCTCCAAAGAACGCAGCAACAAGTCCAGCAATTGCTACAAAATATGTTGGCGCAATATCACCAATAATTGAAGCAGCATCGTCAATTCCAATTACACTCGTAATTAAAATAAGAACTGGATAAAGAAGCATTCCCCAAAGTGCAAACCACGCCATTGCTCGAATTTGATCTTCTTTAGCATCTTCGTTTTCTTGAAGTTTCTTTCTATGCTCAAATTCAGCGATTTCTTTCGCCCGGGCCATTTCTTCATCTGTAATTACACCATCTCCGTCTGTATCCAAATGAGCATATATTGAATCTGCAGATAGCGTTTTAGCTTTATCTTTAGCCATGTTTACCTCCTATAATTTATATAACATTGTATATTCATTATAAAAGTATTTTTCAGTTCATGATATATTTATATAAAAAGCCTCGCAAGGCGAGGCTTTATTAATTAATAATTTTTTTATTTTTTAATAAGTGCCACCTTCAAGAACACCGCCTTCTACACCTTCTGGTGTAATTGAACCACCGATAAATTTTCCAGTAGTTGCGTCATATGATACGAAATCACCATCTTGGAAAGTTGACATGTCCAAATCATCAAGGCCGCGCATAACAACTTCACCGCCTCCACCTAAAGTACTTAGTTGTGTATTAATTTTGTTAATAAAATCTGAATAGTGTTTTTGCAAATCCTCAAATGTTACAAAATCGGTTTGCTCATTGACTTGAGTTTTAGCAAGTTTTTTATTGGAAAACATCAATAGCGATTCGTCTAAATTATTTTGTTTTGCTAAATAATCTTCATGTATATTGTTTTGTTTTATTGCTTCTTCTATTATAGGTTCTTCGGTTAAATCAATTGTTTCCACATTTTCAAAATTTAACGAGTCATATTGTGCGTTTTCATAAACTGGCTGTGGTGTATGTTTAAATTCAGCTAGCAATTCTGCACGAATTCTTTCACGCTCTTTTTCCATAAAAGCTTGCTCAGCCAACTGGGCACGAATTCTTTCACGCTCTTTTTCTTGGTGTATTTTTGCTTCTTCTTCTAAACGTATTTTTTCAGCATATTCAAAGCGAATCTTTTCCAATTCTTCTTGACGAATCTTTTCCAATTCTTCTACTCTTAATTTTTTTACATTCGCCAATTCTTCGCTAAGCATACCAGCAAATTGTTTTAAATGCGGCTCTGCAGCAGAAATCGATTCATTCCTAGGAGCTTGTATTTTTTTAACTTGTACAGAATTTTTTTGTGGTACTATATTAGGAGATTTGCGCTGCGCTCTTTTATTCGTCATGTCGTCAATATAATTTAACGTACCTGAAACTGATTCGTTTTTATTCATTTTTTGCACCCATCTTGGACTCTGTTTAGTTTTATTTATAATAATAAAGATATCTTAAAAGGTTAAATATTATAATCTTTGTTGATTTTTTTAGAAATTACTTTATGTAACCCGGGATTTACAATCAGCGCCTTTTGCATAATTTCGTGTCGTATAAAGTTTCTCATATATGTTGTATCTTCATTTGACGTATCCTCGATCCATGGTACACTATTGCGCCTACACCAATTTACCAATTCTGCCTTTTTATTTAATCGAAACGGTCGAATTACATTTCTGTTTGAATATGGAATGATTTTTCCTTCGCCGTGTAAACTAGACCAAATCCATGTTTCTAAGCAATCATCTAGGTGGTGGCATGTTATAACTGGCGAGGATTCTTGAAAAAAGAAATTATATCTTTCGTTTCTCCAATATTCTTCTTCTGACTCTCTGTTTTTTCTTTTATTACAAATTTGCCCTATGCTTAATGTCATAGATGTTGCTGTTGGTGTTTCACTAAAAACACTATTCCTTTCATTAACATATTCACGTAAAAATTCTAAAGCATCAGCCGACGTCTCAGTGCCGTGGTCAAAAAACATAAGATTTACATTATGATTTCTTCTCAAAAAATCTACAGCGGCCATCGAGTCTACACCCCCTGAACATGCTACGTTAATATTACGTGGGAGTTTTCCCTGTAATTGAATCATAATTTCTCGCCTTTTAATATTTAGATATTTTATTCTATATTAATTCTATTATAATGTCAAACAGTTTCTCTTATCGCAACTCTTTTTCTTAAACCGCTGGAGCTAAATCTATGATTTCGTTTGTTAAAATAAATGTAAATGCCTAAACGTTTACAAATTTCACGCCCTGTAAAATCTTTATCTTTATATTCTTCACCTAATATACGAACATCTATTGGATACAATTCTAATATATCTTCAAGATCTTTTTCTGTTTGATATACTAAAATTTCGTCAACATATTTTACTGCACTCAGTTGTGTATATCTTTCAACAATAGTTTGTATTGGTGAATTTTTTTCATCTCGGTCCACACTAGGATCTATTTGAAGAGCACAAATTAAATGATCACATTTTGTCTTTGCTTCTCTTAACATCATAATATGTCCTGAATGTAGTAAATCAAATGATGATGCTACAATACCAGTTTTCAATCTTTAAGCTCCTTTAAAATTTTAAATGTATGTTCCCAATTATCTACACAAAAAGATTTACTTGGGTGTTTCAATTCTTTAGCTAATGGGTAATCGTTTCCATCTTTATCCATTTTATCACCGAAGAAATATATAACATCTTTACTTGAAAAATCTTTGAGTATTTGGGATTTGTCATTTCCCTTTGGGTAAATATCTAGACCTGTTTCTCCGCCAACACTTGCAGTTATATTTGGAAAAAGAATATTAATTTTTTTTGATATTTTTATACGTTCATTTGTTTTTAGATCCCATTTTACATACTGCGATCTTTCTTCCTGGGAAGCACCGCGGCCAACAATACTAAAATTAATTGAACCAGGTCTTTCTTCTATGTGTTGTCCAGCTCGTATAGGAAATTTGCTTTTATTAAGCCATAAATTTAAATTTGATTTAAGATCGTTGGGTAATTTCCACTCGGAAGTTCTTATGTTGCGGTCGCCTTGGTAAACATCATTGCCGGAACAATTATAAACTCGTTTACAATTAAAAAAAATAAATTCACCAATCTGTTCAATAGTTTTAGCGCGATCACTTCCTGTAACTAAATAAACATGATGTGATTGACAAAAAACACTAAACCAAATCGCAAAATTTTTGTTCATTTTTTCTCGGCTTGGAGTTAAAGTGCCATCAACATCAAATATATATTTTTTCATATCTATATTTTTCCTACCCAATGAGTACAATCATCACACGGATCTTGCATACCCAATAACATTATCTTTTTTTCAAGGACATCATTATTTTTTGCTTCGTGCTGTCTTCCATCCAAAACCATTCAGAAATTTCCTTTTGGGTCCTCTTACATCCTATACATGAATTATTTTTAATAATACATACACTTATACACGGATTGAGAATTATAGGAGGATTTTTATTTTTTCTTTTTACCATACGAGTAAACACCACGACTTGTAATCTTATTTATATTAATTCTGTATTGCATTTATATAAATAGATTATATAACACTTTTATATAAATGTAAATAGGAAAAACGATGATAACTAATTTTTTATCGCCATTAGAATTTGTAGTAACTGTAAGAAGGTTGCCGCAAGTAGAATTTTTTACTCAGTCTGTAACAATCCCATCTGTTTCGATTGCACAGGTAGATCAAAATACGCCTTTTAAAATTGTACCAGTTCCTGGAGATCGTTTAACTTATGGTGAATTGCCTTTATCATTTATAGTTGATGAATCAATGAATAATTATATAGAAGTTTATAATTGGTTAAAAGATATGACCTTTAATGAAGAATTTGAACAATTTGACAGAATAAAAGATGGTGAATACGGAATTCTTACAGATATTTCGCTTGTGATTATGAACAGCCACAAAAACCCAAACATAAACATAGAATTTAGAGATTGTTTTCCAACAAACCTATCTGATATAACTCTTGATACAACTCAAACCGATGTCACGTACCCGCAAGCAACGGTAAGTTTTACGTTTAGAGATTTTAAAATCACACAACTATAAGGAAATAATAAATGTACGAATATAGATGCACCGTTAATAAAGTAATTGATGGGGACACCGTAGATGTTGACATAGAATTAGGATTCGGAGTAGTACTTGCGGACGAAAGAGTACGCATTATGGGTATTGATACTCCAGAATCTAGAACTTCAGATAAAGTTGAAGACTTGTTTGGGGAAGCCGCAAAGGCAAGAGTAAAAGAACTTCTTTCTGGAGATGTTATTCTTAAAACTGAAGTAAGTAAAAATGGCGAAGATATGAAAGGCAAGTTTGGACGAGTACTTGGCGATTTTATTATTGAAAATTACAATGGAGCAGATAAGCGTTTAACTGAAATACTTATTGAAGAAGGACACGCTGTTCCATATTTTGGCGGGTCAAAAGAAGAAACCCAGGCAGCTCACGAAGTTAACCGTCAAAAATTACTTAATGAAGGAATCGTCGATAGAGCCGAATATGAAAAGCAAGTTGCTAAACAGAACGGTTGACATTTACTCACTTCTGTGATATATTTGTACTATATACTACATAATGGAGATGCGCGATATGGATATTGATGAAATAAATCATCTATGGGCTCAGGATTGTAAGATTGACGAAACTAACTTGTCTCGTGAATCTTCACGCATTCCTGAGCTTCATAATAAGTACTATAACCTTTTTTACCGCGAAGCTCTAAAGGTAAAAAAGCTAAAAGCTGACTTGCTTGAATTTGAAAAAATAAAGTCAGACTATTATAATGGAACAATGGACGAGTTGGATCTTAAAGATAGGGGATGGAAACCCTTTCAGCTTAAAGTTCTTCGTGGTGATTTAGACCGTTATGTTCAGAGCGATAGTGAAATAATACAACTTAGCTTAAAAATAGCATTACACGAGGAAAGAGCAAAGTATTTGGAAAGTATTGTTAGACAGATAAATAATAGGAACTTCATAGTTAAGAATATGATAGATTGGGCTCGCTTCCAGGCTGGCGGATAATAATAAGTAGGTATATAATGACAGACGTGGTAACAGTAGAATATATTAACGCCGTTCACATGAAAGTAACTGCTGACCCTGGTACACGTCAGGAAATAATGAATTATTTTTCCTTTCGGCCGGATGGATATCAGTTCAGTCCCAAATTCAAAGCAAGAGTCTGGGATGGTTATATTCGTATTTACCAGCCAATGAGACCTGTTCTATACGTCGGTCTCCTTCCATACTTAAAAAAATTCTGCGAAGAGCGTGAGTATGATCTTTCAATATCAGATGAATTAATCGTAGATAATAAAGTACCTGAAGACTATGGTTACGAAATTGCAAAAGAAATAAACTGTAAGTTTACTCCTCGCGATTATCAAAACGAATATGTTGTAAGTGCAATTAAAAATAACCGTTCACTTTCTCTGTCTCCAACTTCTTCTGGCAAGTCACTTATTATTTACCTAATTCAGCAGCACTATTATCAAGCGTTTGGCCATAGGACTCTTATCATTGTCCCAACAATTTCGCTCGTCCATCAGATGGCAGGTGACTTTGCGGACTATGGTTGCGATCCTTCTATGATATATAAGATCCAGGGTGGGATAGATAAGAATACATCTGCGCCAATCGTAATCAGTACGTGGCAGTCTTTAATTAAACAACCAAAGGAATGGTTTGACCAATTTAGAGTAGCACTAGGTGATGAAGCTCACTTGTTCCAAGCAAAGTCTTTGACTACGATTATGGAAAAGTTAACTGAATGCGAATATCGCCACGGATTTACTGGTACTCTAAAGTCAGGAGAGTCAAAGACTCATCAGCTTATTCTCGAAGGTTGTTTTGGTCAAGTTAAAAGATTTGTAAAAACAAAGGATCTTATTGAAGAAGGTACCGTAGCAAACTTTCAAGTAAAAGCTATAGTACTTTCTCATCCTGAAAATAAACGAAAAGATTTCCGTAAAGCTTTTAATTCTATTCAAGTTAAACAAAAAAGATATCCTGCTGAAAGAGAATATCTTATTAACCACGAAAAAAGAAATATTTTTATTCGCAATCTTGTATGGTCTTTAAAAGGACAAAATAATCTTATTTTGTTCGATCTTGTTGAAAAACACGGTAAGGTATTAGAGCCACTCCTTCGGAGAGACGATCGTCAATTACATTTTGTATATGGTGGCGTAAAAGGTAATGAACGCGAAAACATTCGCCACCTTGTCGAAAATGACCCTATCAAACAACATGACATATTGGCATCATACGGAGTGTTTTCAACAGGTGTAAATATTAAAAGATTAGATAATGTTATATTTGCATCTGGATCTAAATCTGAAATTAAAGTACTCCAATCAATTGGTAGAACATTACGTAAAGCTGATGACTCAAATAAAGCTACTCTGTATGATATTGCAGATGACCTTTCTGTAGGAGCATTTACAAACTATACTCTTAATCACTTTAAGAGACGTATAGAAATATACTCAGAAGAACATTTTCCATTTAAAATATACACCATACCATTAGAATAGTATACCACAACTCCCAGAATTAATAATTCTATTATACTCATTATTTTGAAAATGTCAATAGAAAAATGCACAGTTGATGAAAATATTTTTCAAATTAACAGTTGACATTTTTCAAATTCTAATATAAAATGTATATAACAAAGATATAAAGGAGTAGTATCATGGCTCGCCGGGTAAAAAGAAATTATGTAAATAATAAAGATTTGCTAGATGCTCTTATTGAGTATAAGAAAAAATGTCAAGAGGCAGAAGACCAAGGTGATGATTTGCCTACTGTACCAAATTATATCGGTGAATGTATTTTTAAAATTGCAAATCGTTTAGCAACAAAACCAAACTTTTCAGGATACACCTATAAAGAAGATATGATTATGGATGGTATTGAAAACTGTCTTTTATACATTGGTAATTTTGATCATAACAAATCATCAAACCCGTTTGCGTATTTTACACAGATTATTTGGTACGCATTTTTGCGCCGTATTCAAAAAGAAAAAAAGCAAATGTATATTCGTTTTAAATCATCTCATAATATGGTTGCACAAGGCGCTACATATGAATCAAACGAAGTTCAATTGCATTTAAATACAAACGCAGATTATATAAATCACTTTGTTAGTGACTATGAGGAAAAGCTAGCGAAGAGTAAAATTCCAAAGCAACCGAAAGAAGTCGTAGAAACAATCGAAGTTGAAGTTAAGAAGGAAGACGACGATAAATGAAGATTGCTTTTATTAATGATAATCACTTTGGTTGTAGAGGTGATAGCAAAATATTTTTGGATCATCAAGAAAAGTTTTTTGCGGAAGTGTTTTTTCCTTACTTAGATGATAATAAAATTACAATTGTAATGGATCTTGGTGATACGTTTGATAGACGTAAGTATATTAATTATGTTACATTAAAAAGAGCAAAAGAGTTTTTCTTTAGCCAGTTAGCGTCTCGCAATATCGAATATCACGCAGTTGTTGGTAATCATAGTGTTTATTTTACAAATACAAACGAAGTAAATTCTATGTCTTTGTTATTACAGGAATATGATAATTTTCACATATACGACCGTGAACCTGTGGAATTATCATTTGGTTCTACTAAATTTATGATGGTACCATGGATTACTAAAGATAATCGCGAAGAATGTCATGCCGCCATTAGTTCTTCAGACGCAAATATTCTTTTAGGCCATTTTGAAATTGAAGGTTTTGAAATGATGAAAGGTATGCTTTGTGATCATGGTTTAAAGAAAGATATATTTTCTGGATTTGAAGCTGTATATTCTGGCCATTTCCACCACCCTTCAGAATATAGCAATATTAAATACCTTGGAGCTCAATATGAAATGACGTGGACTGATTATAACGGCCGACGTGGTTTTCATGTGTTTGACACGGAAACTCGAGATATTGAATTTATAAAAAACCCTAATCGTATATTCCATAAAATTGAATATGATGATGAAAATATGACTATTGAGGATATCGCAAATATTAATACTGATGTATTAAAAAATACATATGTAAAGGTAATTGTAAAAAATAGAACAAATGGATATTTGTATGATACATTTTTAAATAAAATAGCAGACAGCGGCGCGGCCGATGTAAAATCTATCGATGATACTCTCAACTTGGAGTCTTCTGGTGTAGATGAAATTCTTGATGAAACTCAGGAAACAAAAGATATTCTACACGCATATATTGATTCTATCGAAACGACAGTAGAAAAGAAAAAAATCAAAAAAGTTATTGATGAACTTTATGTAGAGGCAATGAATTTATAATGCAAATACAATTTAAAAAAGTGCGCTATAAAAATGTGCTATCGACTGGTAATGTATTTACTGAAATTAATTTAAATAAAAGCAAAACTACTTTAGTAAGTGGATCTAATGGAAGTGGCAAGAGTACAATGCTTGATGCCATTACCTTTGCTTTATATGGAAAACCTTTTCGTAAAGTAAATAAGCCGCAGCTAATAAACTCTATTAACCAAAAGGATGCTGTTGTTGAAATTGAATTTTTAGTTTCAGGAAACGAATATTTAATTCGCCGTGGGATTAAGCCAAATATCTTTGAAATTTATCGTGACGGAGAATTAGTCGACCAAGATGCCGCATCAAGAGATTACCAATCGTATTTGGAACAAAACATTCTCGGCCTAAACTATAAGTCGTTTAATCAAATTGTGGTATTAGGTAGTGCTACATATGTGCCTTTTATGGAGCTTCCAGCGCACTCTCGTCGTGAAATAATTGAAGATCTGCTTGACATTCAAGTTTTTAGTACAATGAATAATTTGTTGAAAGATAAAGTTTCAACAAATAAAGAATCTATAACTGAAAATAATTATCATATAGATATTATTAATTCAAAGATTGAAAGTGCAAAAGAACATAATGATTCTATTTTAAAAATTAAAAAAACAGAAGTTGTTAAGATTAAAGAAAAAATTCAACAACATCTTGAAAAAATAGAAATAGAAAAAGAAGAAATTGAAGAAGTCGAAGTAGTAATTAAAAATCTTATTGAAACTATATCTGACAAACAAACAATTAAAAAACGTCTTGAAAATGCAAAAGGTTTACAGCGTGAATTAGAAAATGACATAAAAACGTATCAAAAAGATTTAAGCTTTTACCATGATAACGATAATTGTCCTACATGTAAGCAAGGCATCGACCACGATTTCAAAGAAAACGTTGTTACCGAAAAGAGTAAAAAGGTAAAGGAAATCAAGGATGGTATAGTAAAATTATCGGAAAAGATAAAAGAATATGAAACAAGAATAGAAGATATTTCTTTGGTCGAGGACCAAATCCAGGAAAACAATCTTACGATTGGCGAACATCGCGCACAGATTAAAATGTCAATAAATGCTCTCAAGTCGTATAAAAAAGAACTTGACGATGCAGAAAAAGAAGTTGAAGAGGTTGACACAAGTAAACTTGATGATTATAATACAAACCTTAAACTATTACAGTCCGAGCAAAATGAATTATTTGATAAAAAAGAAACATTAAATGTAGTAAACACAATGCTAAAAGATGGTGGCATTAAAACGCGAATCATTAAACAATACATTCCAGTTATGAATAAACTCATTAACAAATACCTGTCCGCGTTTGAACTGTTTGTTGACTTCCATCTCGACGAAAATTTTAATGAAATAATTAAATCTCGTTTTCGTGATGCCTTTTCGTATTCTTCGTTTTCAGAAGGTGAAAAGCTTCGGATTACTCTTTCAATTATGATGTCTTGGCGTGCTGTCGCTAAGCTACGCAATTCTGTTTCAACAAACTTACTCATTCTTGACGAAACTCTTGATGGCGCAATGGATGCAACTGGAGTTGAAAACTTAATTGATACTTTGCATAATTTAAATAGTAACGATAATATTTTTGTCATTTCCCATCGTGGTGATCAATTTAGCGAAAAGTTTGAATCACACGTTAGATTTGAAAAAATTAAAAACTTTAGTCAAATTGCTACTTAAATTAGTTGACATATGTACCATTCAGTGGTATTATGGTTTTATATATTATTAAAGGATACGCATGTCTAATTTTTATACAAATGTTGAACGTTTTGGTAACAATATCCTATGGCGTGGATATGAAAACGGAAAGCCGTTTGCTCGCAAGGAAAAGTTTAAACCTACTCTGTTTTTACCAGATAAAGACGGCGATTACCGTTCTCTAATCAGTAATCGTCCTTTGTCTCCTCGGCACTGTCTCTCTATGGCAGAAGCAAAGGAATTTATTGAACAACATAAGGACGTGCATGGTTTTGAATTATATGGAAATACAAACTACGTAGCACAATTCATTCAACAAAAATATCCTAATAATGTTAAATTTAATATGAAAAAAATTAATATTATGTCTTTTGATATTGAGGTTGACATTAGCGATGGATATGCAAATATCGATGAAGCTGATAAAGTAATTACTTCGATATCAATGAAATCTTCAAAGTCAAGTACATATCATCTATTGGCCCAAAAAGATTATGACAAGAGCAAAACTATTACTGGCATTGACCCGGATGATATTCAGTTTATGAAGTTTGATACTGAAGAGGCCATGCTTCAACGGTTTATTCAAATTTGGATGAACGATTATCCTGAAGTCATTACAGGTTGGAACGTTGAATACTTTGATATTATGTATGTTGTTACTCGCATCATTCGATTATTTGGTGAAGAAAAGGCAAAGCAGCTATCTCCTTGGAAAAACATACGCATGAAAACGCGTGAAATCTTTGGAAAACCTGCTTCCACTTATCAAATTACCGGTATGACAGTAATTGATTATATGGACGCGTTCAAAAAGTTTGGTTATAAGTACGGGCCACAAGAGTCGTATAAACTCGATCATATCGCATATGTAATCCTTGGAGAAAAGAAACTCGATTACTCAGAATATGGTGATCTTACAACTCTATATGAAAAGAACCCTCAATTGTATCTTGACTATAACCTTAAGGATACGCATCTCATTCAGAGAATGGAAGATGAAACGTCATTGCTCCAATTGGTTATGACGGTTGCTTATGGTGGCGGAGTAAATTATGGTGACGCGTTTGGTACGGTTGGCATTTGGGAAACCACTCTCTACCGTAAACTGATTCAAGAAAATAGAGTACCACACATTAAAGGCGGACCTGGTCAACGTGCCGGTGATCTCGTTGGTGGTTATGTAAAGGATCCAAAAGTTGGTATGCATCCTTGGATTGTATCTTTCGATCTAAACTCTCTGTATCCACACCTAATGCTTCAGTACAATATGTCTCCTGAAACGTATATGAAGGATGAACGTGACTATGTTTCACAGGACATGGTATTGGATGGTAATTACCAAAATCAAAAATCTGATGTCTCTGTTGCAGCAAACGGTGCGTGTTTTACAAATAAACATATTGGTATCATTCCTGAAATCATTGACGAATACTATGGCAATCGTAAGATCATCAAGAAAGAAATGTTGGAGGTTGAACAACAGCTCGAAAATGCAACGGACCCTAAAGAAAAGGATCGACTAAAACGGCAATCAAACCAATTGCACAATGCACAAATGGCTATTAAAATTAGTATGAACTCACTCTACGGCGCAATGGCAAACATTTACTTTCTATACTATATTAACGATATGGCTGAGGCCATCACTACATCTGGCCAATTGTCTATTCGGTACGCGCAGAAGTCCGTTAACGATTACATGAATAAAATCCTTAAAACTGATAATGATTATATCGTTTATATTGATACTGACTCTATTTACGTTGACATGGCTCCTATCGTAGAGTCTGCGTTTGGCACTATTGACATTGATCGTAAGAAAGGTGAAGAGTTTCTTGATAAAGTATGCCAAATGAAAATCGAACCAATTATTGAGGCTGGTTATAAAGAGCTTGCCAAAAAGATGGGCACATACCGTCAAGCAATGTCAATGAAACGTGAAAAGATTACTGACAAGTCAGTATTCATCGCGAAAAAACGTTACATTATGAATACTCTTAACTCTGAAGGTGTTCACTACGAAAAGCCAAAGATTTCAGTAACAGGTTTGGAATCTGTTCGATCTTCTACTCCCGAAGTATGCCGTGAAAAAATGAAAAAAGCTTTTGAAGTTATTATGCAAGGTACCGAGTCTGACGTTCAGAACTTTATTGCAAACTTTAGAACAGAATTTTATAACCTCCCTCCTGAGTCAGTTGGTCGTAATTCAGGCACAGACAATATTGAAAAGTATATGTCAAGTGGTACGTATAAAAAAGGTTGTCCTATGCATGTTCGCGGTGCAATCTTGTACAATAAATTTCTTAAAGAAAAAAAACTAAACAAAACGTATGAAGCTGTAAAAAGCGGTGATAAGATCAAATTCGTATATCTGAAACTTCCAAACCCGCTTCATGAAAATATTATTTCTTTTCCAAATGTATTGCCAAAACAGTTAGGATTGGATGAATATGTAGATTACGAAACTCAATTTAACAAAGTATTCTTGAGTCCAGTTGAAAGTATTCTTGAAGCAATAGGATGGCATGCCGAGAAAAAGGATACTCTTGAAAGCTTTTTTGTGTAGGAGAAACCAAAATGAACAACGAAGACAGAATTCATCGCATTAATTTGCTTAAAAAACGCCACAAACACTTAGACAATACAATAAAAGTATTTGAATCTGAAAAATCACCCGAAGTATATATTAAAAAAGCAAAGATCGAAAAATTAAAAATAAAAGACGAAATAAATGCTCTTGAAGAATATCTAAGGATGTCTAAATAAAGGTTGACAATATTACAAAAGTGTGGTAATATAAATTATATAATGAAGGAGATTAACTATGTCTGATTGGGCAAATGATATTATGATGATGCATCACAAGTTTGGTGTACGTGAATGGTTTGAAAACAACAAAGATAACCAAGAACTTATGGACAAATACCTAAAGTTTCGACTCTCTATGTGTAAGGAAGAATTAGATGAAACATTGGATGCTATTGAAGCACGTGACCCTGAAGAGATTGTGGACGGCCTTATTGATATGTGTGTGTTTGCAATCGGCACTCTTGATGTATTTGGCGTGGACGCAAATGTAGCATGGGATCGTGTATACGACGCTAACATGGCAAAAGAAGTTGGCATTAAAGAAGGTCGCCCAAATCCGTTTGGAATGCCAGACTTGGTCAAACCCGCGTCGTGGCGCGCACCAGACCATCTTGATAATCATGGGGATCTTGATTGCGCAATGTAACAAAAATGTTTATTATAGGAAACAGAAAAAAAGTTTAACTCTCTTTTTTACAGTCCTGTTACAGAACTTTAACATAGCTGTTACACTATTAAAGTAAAAGCATAATATATAATATAGTATGGGGTGGCCAGGGTGCCGCCTCATTAATGTTTTAGGAAAGGAATTCCAATTGAAAAATCTTATTTTAGCCGCAGGGATTGCATTGGCTGCAACAACTGTATCAGCACGAGACAATATTCAGATTGCAGGCAGTTCGACTGTCCTACCATATGCTTCAATCGTAGCAGAAGCATTTGGTGAAAACTTTGACTTCCCAACACCAGTTGTTGAATCAGGCGGATCAAGTTCGGGTATGAAACGATTCTGCACGGGCGTAGGCGAAAACACAATCGACATTGCAAACTCAAGTCGTCCTATCAAACCAAAAGAAGTAAAGGTGTGTGCAGACAATGGCGTAACAGAAATAACAGAAGTTATGTTTGGTTATGACGGTATTGTATTTGCCAACTCAATCGAAGATGAACGGTTTGCATTTACACCAGCGCATATCTACCTTGCACTCAACAATCGCAGTGAACTAACAACATGGGATCAAGTGGATCCAAGTTTCCCAGCATATGAAATCAAAATGTTTATCCCAGGCACCAAGCACGGAACACGTGAAGTATTTGAAGAAAAGGTTCTATTATTAGGCTGTGAAGCAGTAGGTGACTTTGAGAAGTTTGAAGCGGCGCACGGTGAAGATGAAGCAGAATCCATGTGCATTAAAACCCGCACAGATAGTCGTAGTATTGACATTGACGGTGACTATACAGAAACACTAGCAAATATTTCTTCTAACCAAAACTCATTTGGTGTATTTGGACTAGCGTTCTATGAAAACAACACAGACATTATTGAAGTAGCAACTATTAATGGTGTTCGCCCAAGCGCAGCCACCGTCGCAAGTGCTGAATATCCGGTTAGTCGTCCATTGTTCTTCTATGTGAAAGACGCACACGCAGGCACAATCCCAGGATTGTATGACTATGTTCGTTTCTTTGTAGCAGATGGT